AAAAAGACGGTGTTTCGTCGTCTTTCCAAGTGGCTCCCGCTTTCGGCTGACTTCCGCGACGCCCTGGATCGTGATGATGACAAACTGGCTGAGCGTGACGTGAGCCCAAAAGGCACGGTTGCGCCACCTATTTTCAGTTTGCCTGATGAGCCAGAAGTTGCTGCATCCGCAACCCCAACGACAACCGATGGCTTTGGCTATGAACCTGAAGAGGAGGCCGCGAAATGAATCGTGAACAATACAGCCGTATAGAGGCGGTTAACTTCTCCACTCTGAAGTACATGCTTCGCTCTCCGGCGCATTACATTGCGGCAGTGAACGATCCTGAGCCCGATGATCCGTCTCGCTATGCGGTGGGGACATTGGCTCATGCGTTGATTCTTGAAGGCAAGGACATCTCGCATTTTTATGCGGTGAAGCCATCTGGGATGAACTTCGCGACCAAGGAGGGCAAGGAATGGCGCAAAGCACAGACTCTTCCGATAATCAAAGAAGAGGATGTGAAAAAGACCGAACGCATGGCTGAGCGCATCTCGCGTGACGTGGATGCTGTCGCGCTGATTCGAGGATGCCGCAACCGGGAGCGATGCATTCAGTGCAATATCGACGGCATCGATTTCAAGATGCTGCTGGATATGGACGGCGTAGGGCAATGGAAGGAAGGGCAAGAGATGGTCAAGGGCGCGATTCTGGGGGATCTCAAGACCTTGGAGGACTGCCGCCCGCACTCGTTTGCCAAGAAGGTGGATCAACTTGACTACGATATGCAGCTTGTGATCTACTCACGCGGTCTGCAATCGGAAGGGCATGAGAACATCTACCCTTTCTGGATTGCGGAAGAAAACAAGGCCCCGCATGAGGTGCAGGTTTATAAACCCACTGATGACATGCTAAGACGTGGGCGCGAAAAACTGGATTACTGTATCGCGATGCTGAAGCAGTATCGAGGCAAGCCGCCTTCTGAGTGGCCTGGATACGGCGGCGGAATCAAGCCTCTTGCTCCCGCCAAATATCTGAAGGAGATAGCTTGGGGCAGTGAAGACGAATGACGAAATAACCACTCCTCCGCAGGTCTGGATCATCGAGGTCCAGATTTGCGGCGTCTGGGACACCTACGACGAGGCGACATCAGAGAGCGATGCAATCACGATTGCGTCTGCAATTGAGTTGCCAGATGATCGAATCAGAATTTCCACGCCAGACCACAAGATTTTGTGAGGAAACCTATTGACGCGAAAACATAAGCGGCTACGATTGCGTTGTATGAGCGAAATAAAACACACGCCGGGGCCATGGGTGGCTAAACCATCCGTAGTGGCAGGAGATCCAACTGTATGGATCATCACACCTGTTGCAAGTGATGGTCTTGGCTGGGTGGATGGTCGCTATTTGAGCGTAACAGGCTGCATAGCAGAAGAAGATGCCCGTCTCATCGCCGCTGCTCCATGCTTGTGGGAAGCTTTGGAGGAAAGGTTGCTCAATGCCGAGCAGTCAGCTTTTGAGTCGTGGCTTCAAGAGACATATCCGAGTGGCGACGCTGAGTCTGTGATGCGGAAATGGCATCATTCATCTAACTTCGCTGACCATTGCTCCAAGTGGAGTAAAGCCATAGAGGTGCTCGGAAAAGTGAAAGGAGCCGCCGAGTCATGACAACCAACTGGAAAATCTTCACCGCCGCAGAGGCGAAAGCTTGGGGGTGGATTCCTAAAGAGGGGGATCAATCCTATTCATCGGACCTCTCCGACTGGACTGAAATCAAGGACGGCACTTTCGAGGTTGAACCCTTGAACCGCCGTCCTGTTGAGATGCTGGAGACAGATCAGCTTGTCCAGAGTCAACAGCTTCGTCTTGAGATGTCCAAGCACGGTCTGGACATCGAGGCGATCAAAAACCACCTGTACGAATTTCACGGAGTCGCGATATGAACACCATCACACAAGAAGAACTGGACGGGCTGAAGTTGTCCCTGGACAATGGCACGGGGATTACTTGGGTCACTGAAATACGGAAGGACCATTCTGGGAATTTTCCGGTTATTTTAGACTCGTCGGGGCAGTGTGTGGCATTCATGGACTCTGGAGGGTGCGCTTACCCCCTGGAGGAAATTGAGGCGAATGCTCAGTCCATTGTCTCTCTCCACAACCTCGCTCCCGCCCTCATCGCAGCGGCAGAGGAGGGGCTGAAGGCGAAGGCCGAGATTGCCGACAACCTGAAGGCGCTGGAGGAGTCCGCTGTTCTAGTCAACAAGCTGGACAACGAGAAGCAAGACCTCCGCGCCCGCGTTCAGGAGTTGGAGCATATTCTCAATCGCGTGGTGAACGAACTCCCGACTCGTAGAGATTGGCTTGATCCAGTCCTCGAAGCACATATGCGGGATACCCTCTCCAACTCCACCCCTCAACCTCCACGGTACACACTGGAGGGATGGCAAACCATCGAGACGGCTCCAAAATCGGATGGTAAGTACTTTTTCTGTGACTTAGCATGGGGGCCAGAAGAAGACAAAACAACCGCTCGCGGTTTCAGGTGGAATGAAAAATGGTTTGCTTGCCCTGTGTTTTACAGGAGCGCATCATCAGTTGAATGCCAAGTGGAGATGCGACAAATTGAAGTTATTCCTACCCACTGGATACCTCTCCCTCCAGCACCTCAACAGAAGGAGGGGGAATGACCCAGAAGCCATTTCAATACATCACCGACTACTACGGCGTTCCTGCCTGCATTGGGCGTCGCGTGGTGATCGGCGGAAAACCAGGCATCATAGTCGCGGATCGCGGCAACTACATCGGCGTGACACTGGACAGCGAGAAGCCGGGAACTGTGAACAACTACCATCCGACCGATGGAGTTGAATACGGCGAGATGGGCACACCTCGAAAGATGACTCGCGCTCAACGGCGGTGGTTTGAATACAAGGAGGTTGCCGACTGTTTCCCTGACGGGTTTCGAGAATATCTCCGCTACCTTAAACACAAGAAGGAGTCCGCATGAAGTGCCCGAACTGCCACACTGAAATCCCTGACAGTCTTGCCGACTTCTCGCGAAAGGGCGGGAAGGCTAGCAAGCGGACGATCACGCCAGAACAACAGGCGATGATGCAGAAGGCGCGAAAGAAGACCAAGAGGAAGGAGAAGGTATGACGCTGGAAGAGAAACGTATCAAGATAGCCGAGGCGATGGGATGGCATCATATACATTATGACGGTCCCGATCTTATCGTTGGACATCCGCGGTCCCAGAAAGCGCCAGATATTGGGCCTATCCCAGTCCCAGACTACTTCAATGACCTCAATGCATGTCATGAGATGTTGATGGCGATGCCCTATGAAAAGGAGGCTCTTTATATGCACTGCTTGACCTATAAAATCATGATGAAGGATGAAGGAGTTTCGGAATTCGATAAACACATGGCCACGCCGCCACAACGCGCAGAAGCCTTCGGCATCTGCCTCGGCCTATGGAAGGAGGGAGAATGAAATCCACCGACCTCCCTGACAACATGCTGCGCCGTATGCGGCCCGAGGATCGCAAGGCTCTTGGTGCCCGCGTGATGACCGCTGAGGAAGCAATCAGCCGATACACGATCAAGTCTGAGCGCGACTTGCAGAATCAGATAGCGGACCTTCTGCGGTTGCGTGGCATCTGGTTCGACCAAGACGCTATGCATAAACGGCGGACTGGGACTAAATCCACGCCGGATTTTATCTTCTGCCTTAATGGCAAATTCGTAGCGTGGGAGGTTAAGTTTGGCAATGGGAAACTAGACCCAGGTCAAGAGCATGTACGCACGTTAATTTTAACCCAACGGGGTGAATGGTGCCTGATAAAATCAGTTGAGCAAGCACGTGATGAATTAAAAAGGATTTGCAGTTAGATTTTATGTTGTCTATGCTGGCGGCATGAAAACATGGTCTGATTCTGAAGTCGAAATGCTTCGTAAAAATGCAAGCCGCGGCATGAAAATTGTATGCCGATTGCTGAATAAAACGCCAACATCCATTGTGACGAAAGCGTCAAAATTAGGCATAAAAATAGCCAGGGTGCCTAAGTATGATTACGCAGGGCATGAGTTTAAAAATAAAAAGTGGAGTTGGTCCCATAGGATAAAACCAAAATTAAAAGTGTCCTCAAGTGGGTGCTGGCTATGGTCTGGTTCTCACTCAAAAATGTACGGCCAAATACGTATCTTCGTAGAAGGAAGAAGCCGCCTATATAGCACCCATCGAGTTGCATGGGAAGTCGCAAACAACACTTTAGCTGGTGAGTTTATGATTTTACATAAATGTGACACACCTTCATGCAATAATCCTGATCACCTATTTAAGGGTGATTGCCGAGATAACATTTTAGACATGATGGCAAAGGGAAGGAATGGAGGTCAATTTGTGAGTGGACCAAGACCCGGAAAAAGGCGTTTAACGGATGCGCAGTTGAAGTGCGCAAGAGAATTATTTATGTCAGGCGTCATGTTGAATGACATAGCTGATAAATATGGCATGCACAAAGAAACGCTAAGAAGAAGGGTGAAAAAGGGATACGCGTGACCCGCTCCTTCATCTCCATCATCTACGCGAGGCCGGGAACAACCATCCCGTCTCGCGACCATCCAGAGGGTGTCACAAAGAGACGCTCACCAGCATTCAAGAACTGGCGTCAAGCCGCTGACTGGCTGGAGGCCAACCAGCACCCGAACCGCAAGTATTCCGAGATAAAGCAATCAACCGAGGAACCGACGAAATGAAGGGAAATGAGATGTGCATGAGTTACCCCGCCGCACTGGGGAAGGAGTTCCGTGAACTCTGCGTGAAGGAGGGGTACGTGTACCAAAAGCGTCCCAGCCCGAAGCGATTCTTCGAGGACCTGATATCAGGTGAGTGGGTGCGCCTTCCTGTGGCCAGCAACCCGCCCGTGAGGCATCGCGAGTACCCAGGCGGCCAGACAGCCGTCACGGTGTCGCTCAAAGCCTATGGTGTCCTCTCCAAGCGAGGAACCCTATACAAGACTTTCGGCCACATGGTGCAGGACATCATCGCCGGGAACTGGGTCAGAAGATCAACCAAACGTCTTATTGGACTGGCTCCATACGATGAGCAGGATGAATACTTTGAACATGAGGAGTAGAATCTATGAAGAAATGCATCAATCTGAAACCCCATGAGTCGGCAGCGCTGGCCCGTGGTGAGACCATCACGATCTGGAGGGTGTTGAACCCTCAACCGCATCCTGCCTTCTTGGCCCGCGGAGTGTCCGCCATAACTTCACAGCTCCCGCTTCAAAATGGTGTTCGGTGGTTCATGCATGACGGCATGTCCGAACTTCAGGGAATCCCCCTCCCCCTCAACGTCCCGCTGCTTGGCAAGGAGACGTGGGGAGATATGGCCCTCTCTGGTTATCCAGCAGTCCTTGCCTACAAGGCTGATCCAACTGAGGAGGAAGGCTGGGGATTGCCTCCAGGATTCCAATGGAGATCCTCCACCCAGATGCCACCATGGGCAGTCCGAACCCTTGTCACCCTGTCGGATGTGCGCGTGAGAAAGCCGTGTGATGTGACGGAAGGTGAAGCCTACAAGATGGGATTCGAGACGACTCCATGCCTTCTCTGCGATGAATCAGGCGTCGACCCAACTGGGTTAATCTGTGCTGACTGCGCTGGTGATGGGTGGCATCATTCCTACTCGAATTTCCATTCGCATTTCGAGAAATCGTATCAAACATCAAAGGATTCTTGGACTCTCTACCACTGGTCCTACACCGCAACGCCAACGAAGAAGGAGGCGAAATGAGCGACGACCTCTTCCCCGACCTCCCTCCCGTCCTGTCGCCGCGTCTCCGGTGGTTGCATGAGCACGATGTAAAGACGCGACAGACTCCCGAACATCATCTGACATGGGAGGCGTGGATAGGTGACTATCCCGAGACTGTGGATGACATCCTCGCTGCCTCTGTGCAGGGCAGGATCATCGCTGCGGATTCTGAGGAAGAAGCTGTCGCCAGTCTTGCGGAACTCAACGGCTGGAAACTATGGAATGAGGTATGAGTGCAGACCTATTCACCGCCAAGAAGTCTGACCGCAAATACACCGCGAGTCACATCCTTTCAGCGTTGCGGCAGAAGCACATTGAGGACGTGTTTGTCCCAGAGTGCAAGGACGGCAGCACGCAAGCACGGTCCACGCACAAGAAGATGGACGCATGGGTCATGCCGCGTAGCTGGTCTAAGCCGCACATCACAGGCTACGAGATCAAGGTCACTCGTGGAGACTTCCTCGGCGACCGGAAATGGCAGGGATACCTTGAGATGTGCAATACCCTGTACTTCGCCGCCGCCCCTGGCATCATCCATCCCAATGAACTCCCGGCAGAGGTCGGGTTGATGGAGGCTGTCGGCTGGGGAACCGGGATGCGGCTCATCACCCGCAAGAAAGCCGTGTGCAGAACCGACCAGAAGATCCCGGAGTCAGTTTTCCGCTACGTCTTGATGTGTCGGGCAACCATCGGCGTTGACCGCGAAATGGGCGCTCGTGAACGGGCGCAGCAGTTTCTTGACGAGAAGGAGGAAGACAAGGCTCTCGGACTCGCGGTATCACGGAAGACCCGCGAGATGATGCGCAAACTGAACCGCGAGAGCCAGGAGACCCGCGCTCTCTGCGAGTCCTACGGTTCGATCATCGCCTACCTGCAATCCGCGGGGATCGACCACACTTCGCCGTACGTCGGGACGATTGTCCGCAACAAGGTGAAGGCGCAGCAAGAGGTGTTCACCCAGCAGATCCAATATCAGGTGTCGATGTTGCGCAAAGGACTTGAACAGATGGAGAAGAGGATGGAGGAGATCAACAAAGGAGCATAATTATGAAAACGTCATTCAACGACCTTCGGGACATCGTGAAGGATAAGCTGCAACTCAACAACGCGACATTCGTCGGCCAAATGATCGTCGAAGATGTCAGAGTTGCGATGCAGTCAAAGACTCCATTTCTCGTCACACTTGAGGATGCCGCAAAATCAATCGCTGACGCAGTTGATTGCACGCATGAACTGGACCACAACCGCCGGATGGTCATTTTCCGCAAACGAGACGCCTGCCGATGAGCGACTACGACATTACCCACGCACTCATCGGACAAGTCACCCGTGCCCGCGAATCCAAAGGCCCTGGCGCAACAGAACTGGAGGTCACGACATTCATCACCCGTCCGATGTGGCGGGCGTTCCTCCGTGAGCTTGGCGACGACGAGAACCTGGAGCCGACAGAGTGGCTGGGCACTGAGTTGACCCAGCGCGTTTATGGCTCCTACACGGTCATCATCCCCGGCGACGGATACGTTTGCCTGAGTGTCTGAAGATATGAATTTCTACAATGAGCACGATCCCAAAGCAGCGGCATGGTTGCGAGAACTCATTAAAACTGGAGTTATCGCAGAAGGAGTTGTCGATGAACGAAGCATTGATGACATCACGCCAGCAGAACTCACGCAATACAACCAAGTCCACTTCTTCGCGGGCATTGGTGGATGGTCCGCAGCTCTTCGGCTGGCGGGATGGCCGGATGATAAGCCCGTCTGGACAGGAAGTTGCCCGTGCCAGCCTTTCTCCCAGGCAGGCGAGGGCAAGGGGGTTGATGATGAGCGCCACTTGTGGCCGTCATTCAAGTGGCACATCGAACAGTGCAACCCTTCAGTCATCTTTGGCGAACAGGTTGCAAGCAATCTTGGGCGCGACTGGCTCTCTGGAGTACGCCTTGACTTGGAAGACATGGGGTATGGCGTCGGGGCCGCCGATCTGTGCGCTGCGTGCGTCGGGGCACCGCATCCTCGGCAACGGATTTTCTGGGTGGCCGACACCAGACGCGCAAGCGATCAATTTGACGGGGAGTGTGGACACCCACCTACAGCGAATCTCGAACCTAAAGGCGTTGAAGCGAAACGGAAACGGGGCAGGGTTGCCTCTACAGATTGTAGCGAGAATGGTGGGTTGGTGCTCGCCGACCGCTCAAGACGGGACGAGAGGAGACAAAGGGCCGAGACCATCGGACACGGGGGTTCCATTGAGTCAGCAGGCTGCGATGGTCCTGGCCGGGTGGAACACTCCAAGGGCGACGGATGGGAGCAATGGAGGGCCGAATCAAGCGGGCGGCGCACTGAGTTCGGACGCTGCTGGAGTAATTTCGACGTGTTGCCATTCAAAGACGGAAAGTTTAGGCGCGTTGAGGCCGGGACATTCCCGCTGGCTCATGGGGTATCCGATAGAGTGGGACTACTGCGGGGTTACGGCAATGCAATCGTTTCACAAGTCGCAGCGGAGTTCATCAAAGCGTTCCTAGCGGCTGTTTAATTTGCAAACCAGCGCAAAAACCTCTTGCGCTCAGGGGCGACTTGGCGAAAATGCAGTGCCCTGATAGAGATGTCAGGGAAGCCGATTTCCAACGGCGTCCGTACATGAAGAGACTAGACTCAATACCAATGCCCTCTGCGGGGCGCTTCGACTGCCTACCGGGTTTCTCTTCCCCGGATTTGGACGGAACTTTCGGAGTTTCCCGCAGAGGGTTTTTGTTTGGGTTATGAACAAAACCTACAGCGACAAGCTGAAAGACCCCAGGTGGCAGAAAAAGCGCCTGGAGATCATGCAGAGAGATGGGTTTGCGTGCCAGGAGTGCCATGCCGATGATGTCCATTTGAATGTCCATCATTCATACTATGTTTCTGGCAGATGGCCTTGGAACTATCCAGACTGGGGCCTCAGAACATTGTGTGAGGCGTGTCATGAGAACCATCATGGATTTCATTGTTCACAATGGATGGAGTGGGAGCGCATCGGTTCGGTTTTCCATTCCCATTCACAACAGCCAAGCACCCTCAATACGATAGGTCGCATCATCACTCATGCAGAAAGCCAAGGAGTACCGAGGGAAGAGTTCTTTAAAACTCTACTGGTCGCTGCTGAGTGGTTTTTCAAGCAAAAAGGGCTTGAGCCAGAGGAGGAATTCTGACCACATGCTTGCCCAAAATCATATCGTTCAGGAGGCGGATGCAGATTCCACGGGGCGATGCCGGGACTGTGACGAACTCGTTGGGAACAAGCACTACTCCGATTGCAGCATCCCGCAGCGTTCCGTTGTGATGCGTTTCTCTGTCGAAATAGTAATGGCTATCCCAGAACGTGAGGAGGGAGAGAAGGCAGCTATTAGGTACACCCAGGGCGGATGGTGCGGTGACAACCTGATACCAATGTTGGCTGATCTTGCTGACAGGGCCGGGTGCTTGTGCCCGCACTTCTTCGCAGAGTTCGTTCGTGAGGCGACTCACTTGGATCAAGAGGGGCAGGCATTCACGTTTACCCGAAAACCTCCCACTCCTCCAGTAGTTGAGGGCGATGAATGGAAATCGGCATAACACCTCAAATGAAGACCTACCAGTCAACACAACTCCCATGAGTGTCGCTATCAAACACGCTCCCGCATTCGACTTCTACCCTGAACGGTGGTTGGCTGGCACAATGGACCTCAGCGACGCGGAACAGTTGAGTTACCTTCGGCTACTCTGCCACCAGTGGATCATGAACGGACTCCCGTCTGATGTAGCCACCCTCAAGAGGCTTGGAGGCCGTGGTGTCACTGAAAAATTGCTCGCGAAATTCCCTGAGTCGGAAGGCAAGAGGTGGAACGCAAGGCTTGAGAAGGAGCGCGTTGCGCAACGCGACCGCATCAAGACGCGAAAGGTGGGCGCTGCGATTTCCCACATGAAGAGGTACGGCGTAGAAAGTCTGACTTCTGATGAACGTGAACTACTTATGGATGCTGGAAAGCTTGCTGAGCAAGACTTGAGCAAGAACGCAGCAAGGCTTGAGCAAGGTGGGGAGCAAGTTGCTCAAGCCTTGCCACCACCCACCACCCACCACCCACCACCCACCCCTTCATTAAATACAGAGAGAGAGAGAGCGCGCGAGGATGCGGAATGGGTCGAGAGGATCGTTGCCGCTTACCCACACCAAGACTCCCCACTTGCATCAAGGAATGCAATCAGCGCCTGTATGCTGAATGGTGATGACCCAGAGAAAATTTACGAGGCCGTGCGGGAGTGTGCCACGCTGATTCGGAAGGCTCCCGGCGGGACGAAAAACCGTTTTGTCCCGAGTGCCGCGAAGTTCTTCGAGGCAGAACAGTGGCGAGCGCCTGATCTTTTTGAGGCTCGATGGTCGCGTTCAAGTCAACAGATGCCAAAGCCTAAAGCCAAGCTTCCAACCGGATTCTAACCAGTCATGACCGACCGCAACACACCGTTCAACTCAGAGACCGAGAGGACAATCCTCTCGTGCTTCTTCACCAACCCCGAGCAGTACCTGCCTGACTTCATGGCCACGATGCCGCCCGAGGCGTTTTACCATGCGGCAAACCGAAGGTTCTACGACGTACTTTGCACCATGCACACCGCCGGGAAACCGATTGAGGCACGGTCAGTGCTGGCGTGGATGATGCAGGACGGCTCACTGGACGCCATCGGAGGCCCTGGTGAGTTCGCAGAGATCGCTCACAGCCTCATGCAGTCAGACCTGTATCAGTACAGCAAGAAGGTTCTCCGAGACCTCCTGATGCTGCGGAACATATTGGAGGTATGCAATGCCACCATGGACGCCGTTTACAGTCATGTGCCGTCGGAAGACGCGAACGCCATCCTGGACCAGTTCGAGCAACAGGTTATCCAGTTGCGCGATGAGCGAACCGACAGCCGCGCCAAGTCTTTCCGCGAGCTTGTGGAGGATGCGTTGACCCGGTACGAGTCCGCGATGTTGAGCGGCGGGGCGCTCCCTGGCATCTCAACCGGATTTCGTCGCGTGGATGCAGCCACGGGCGGGATGCGTGAGGGGCAGGTGTGGACGTTCGGCGGGGGCACCAGCGACGGGAAGTCTGCGTTCATGCAAAACATCATTAGGGCGCTGGGATGCGCCAGAGTATCGACCTGCATCTACACGCTTGAGATGACGGCAGACGAGAATACCGACCGCTTCTTCTGCATTCAGAGCGCTATTCCCGGCCACGAGTACCTTTACGGATTGCCAGACCGGGCAACGATGAAGCGAGCGATGGAGGCAGCCGTGGAGTTGAAGCAATGGCCAATTCACATCGAAGACGTGTCCGGCATCAAGCTGTCGGCGTTGCGGGCCAACATGCGGGCGCAGGTCCGTCGTAGGAAAACACGGGTTTTCGCGCTGGACTACCTGCAGCTCGTCAGCCCGGACAAGAAAGGCCATAACCGGGAGCGTGAGGTTGCGGAGATTAGCGCAGCCATGAAGGCGGATGCCAAGTTGCTCAAGGTCACGATCATCAACCTTTCACAGTTGAATGATGACGGGAAACTTCGCGAATCTAGAGCGGTAGGCATGGACTCTGATGTTGTGGGCGTTCTACAGGCTCCAGAAGATGAAGACACGGGAGAACGGTTGGAGGATGTTCGCAACCTGCTGTTTTCCAAGATCCGCGGTGGTCCACGCGGGACCGTCATCCCCTTTGAGTTCCACGGGCCGACCTACATCTTCAGAGAAACCAACAACCATCCGAAACCAGCACCATGAACACTTACGTTTGGAAAGAGGAAACCGTATGATTGTTATGCCAGCCAATTCAACTGGATGGTTCTGGCACTCTCTTGCTCGTGAGACTAGGAGGATAGGGCATTTGTTTTCTCCGGGTGATCAGCGTGGACCGTGGCCTTGGTTCCCTTATGCTATGGACAACGGCGCGTTTAAGTGCTGGGACATGGCAACAAACACCTTCAATTATGAGAAATGGGAGACGGTTGAGTCGAAGTGGAGGCACATGCTGTTTTGGGCACAGAGCGCACCACAGCCTCCATTGTGGGCGATTGTTCCTGACATCCCTGGAAATTCACCAGCTACACTTGAAAGGTGGGACGAGTTTGCGCCTATTGTAAAACACAGCGGATTCCCATTGGCCATCGCCACTCAAGACGGCATGACAGTTGATGATGTGAAGAAATTAAAAATCCAACCACAGGTCATAACTATTGGCGGGACGGACGAGTTCAAGTGGGGGACTGTTGAAATGTGGGCCAAGGAGTTTAAGAGAGTTAATGTTCTGAGATGCAACTCACCCGAGAAACTGTACTACCTTGAATCGCTCGGCGTTGAATCCTGCGACGGCACTGGCTGGAACCGGGGAAACTCCGTTCAGACAAGAGGAGTCGAGCGATGGGCAAGATCAAAGGTGAATTTTGGACGTGTCGATCACGAGATGTGGCCGCATGTGTGCAAAGCAGTAAAAGACAAGAATCAACTTACATTCGCATGAACACACCACAATATCACTCAACCGGGGCATGCGATGGAACAGCATGCCGACTCCCAGATGAACAGCAATGCGGGTCAAAACACCCAGGAGCAGGATGGCAGATGGAATGCACACTGCCCGCTGGCCATGACGGACCTCATGTTGCCTGCGGTGGAGCCGAAGACCACAACCTTCAAACATGGGAGAACCTGTCATGAATACACCACCACCAGCACCAAGACGCAGCGCCGAGGAATTACGCGAAATGGCCGAGAGGCTCGAACAGGAGGGGTTGACCCAGGTCGCGCAGGCGGTCAGGGCGAAGATTCCGAAGAAGATCAAATGTGACCGACCGTGGAGAGACTACCCACTCGGCACAAAGGCGCATGCATTCATGGGTGGGCACTGGGTTAAAGTGGAGAATGGGTGGAAGTGGCCCGGTGGATCAACATTCCCAACGCCGGGAGGTGACGCCATCGGGGAGTGTGTCGAACTGCCTATCCAAGATGACGACCTCAACGAGCCTCTGCCTGCCCCACAGGCGTCTTGTGCGCTGGACGGGGCTTGTGAATCTTGTTCTTGAAATAAGCAATCTTTTCGCTTGCGCGGGTGTGACGTGCAGGGAAACAACAATAGAATTATGAAACTACCATTCAATACCATCGACGAAATCGCTGACGCGGTTCATGAGAACGCCAAAAACAAAGGATTCCACGATCCAAGTGAAAGTGTTGACCACTTCATCATCAAACACACCAACCTGCTACATGAGGAAGTGACCGAGCTTTTTAGTGCTCACCGCAACGGCAAGTTCAATGAACCTTGCGACAAGGCTGACAAGATGACAGCCCTCGGCCTGAAGCCTCTGACGTGTGCCGAGGAAGAGTATGCAGATGTGGTGATCCGTGCATTTGATCAATGCCGTCGCCTAGGCATTGACATCCTTGAAGCCATTCAGGTGAAGCATGCCTACAACACGACTCGCCCACATCTCCATGGAAAACGGTACTGACCCGACGCCGACTGGAACAGAGGCCAGGGTCTGCCGCGACATCGCGTCGCGGCAGGTTTTTGGCTTGCAGAAGTACGGGACCACTGTTGAACTTAATAGTCAACCCAAACAATTTTGGCAACGCTCCCTGTATGAAGAACTGCTTGACGCAGCTATATATCTAAGGAGATTGATGGATGATGTCGAAAAAGAGACAGGGCTGTGTAAAAAATGCCGAGATGAGATTGCATGCAGTGGTCTGGATGCCGATGGCAAACCTTGATCCATCAGTGCATAGGCGCGCATGCGTCTATGCACTGAGATGTGCATGTTCTGGCAGACTTTACGTTGGGTCAACATTGGATCTCAGTAGGAGAATGAGAGAACACAGATGCGCATTGAGGAAAGGGCGGCATCCCAATGCAAAACTGACTTACATTTTCAAAAAGAGAGGTTTCGATAAACTTCTTGTTGGGGTTATAGAATATAACTTGGATGGAAATTTGCAGGAGCGAGAAACGTTCTGGATAACAGAACTGCAATCCTATAAGTCCGGTCTGAATATGACAAAGGATGCTACTGGATCAAAAGATGTTTCCGAATCAACAAAGGCAAAGATAGGGGAGGCGAGTAGAGGGAGGGTGACTTCACAGAAAACTAAGGCTCTTCTATCAATAGCTTCTAAAAAGCAATCAATAGAATCCAGATTGTCTGGTGCCTTGAAAAGGACTGGCGTTAAGCGGAGCGAAAAAGCCACAAATCAAACGGCCTTGTGGCACACTGGCAAGAAAAGGAGCATGCAAGCAAAGATGAATATCTCTCAGTCATTGACGAAGGTAACCATTGAAGACGTAAGGGCTATAGACAGGATGATCCTTGAAGGCAGGACATACAGAGACATAGGAGCAGTATTCAACCTGTCGGCGCAAAGTATATGCAATATCAGAAACAGGGTAAGTCCACGGCATCTGGTTTCAGAAATGGGACATCCTCCCAAAATAATGTCCATATTTTCACCCATTGTATCTCAAAGAAGGCGGATGTCCCAAGCTGGGAAACTGGTTTCAAAAGAGACAAGAAGAAAGATGAGCGAAGCGCGCAAGGGTAAAAAATTCAGTGATGAGCATAAAGCTGCGTTATCAACTTCAGTAAAGAAAGCCATTTACCTGAAACGCGCCATCGAAGAACTCGACAGAACAACCAAGCAAGTATGACCACCGCAGAATATCCCGTCTGGCAACTCCCATTCAAAGCCCGAAACGGACACACGTACCGCTGGTGGCACATGCCGGGGAGCGATGTTGAGAACCGCAAGCTCAACTTCGCGCTGTTCCGCCGTGGCCTTGTCCAACTCACGGACATCCAAGAGGAGGCCGCAGAAGAAGACCACAGCAACGACGAGCCGATTGCCTGTCCTGGCGCTGGAGCGGGAAAGAGCGCCCCGAGGCTGGCGAACAATGTACAGCGGTGCCGTACATTCAAACGGCGAGAGAAGGTGGAGAAGACTCCAAAGGAGCCGCAACCGCCGCAGGTGCTGACCACGAGCGAGAGGTTCCCCAACGGTCTCCCGCCGCAAATGCAGAAGCGATGCAAGCCGGGAGAACTTGAGACGCTCTACGGGCGGCTGCTTGAATTGGCGAAAGAGCGGGGCATCCGGCATCACGAGCTTGTGGCACGCTTTGGGATCAACCAAAACAAGATAAACCCGTCTGGTCTGAAACTCAGCGGAGACAAACTGAAGCAGAAGCTCGAGCACGCGATTTCCAAGCTTTCGCCTCCCGTATGCGAAAAGATTGCATAAAGTGTATTGACGTGAATGCGTAAGCGGCTATGATTGGAGCGTATGAGCACCACAACCGAGCAAATGATCATCACGGCACCCGAGAGCCACAAGCTGCCAGGGTTCCTTGTGCCGTCCATCAAGTACAACGAAGCGCGTGCCAGCCTCGGAACCGCGTTGATCGTCGAAGCGGAGGCCAAGCGGATGGCCGACATCTCCCGCAACTGGCATCTCGCGGAGGCGCTGGACTGCCTCGAAAAACAGGTGTTTTACCCGTTTACCAAGCTGCTGGACGCTGACCGCGTTCACCACACGGAGAAGGGCGAGCGCCTGCTGACCGATGACGAGCGGGATCTTATGGACTGCTACATCTCCGATGTGAAGCGGTACAGAATGAGCCGGACGTTCCCTGAGTTCAACGCCGACGAATCCTCGGAGATCGCTGGACTCCTCCGCAAGTACGCCGCCGCCATCAACGAGCAGAAGGGTATGTCTGACTACGCTGGCGACGGGACTTTCACCGAGGACGAGATTGTCGGCTACGACTGGCGGGTGGTTCACGCCCACATGATCGCCGCCAACGCCTCCGCCGTTCGGGCCGCGGACTAAAGCATCATCAGAACACAAAAGAGCAAACCAGTATGACAGCAAACCAACTCATCATCGGGCAGGAATACCATGTGCGCCACACCCGCAAAGGTCAGTTCGCCATGCGCGTTGACAGCGTGGATGGGGAATGGATCTCCGGCGTGATCTCGTCCGGCAAAGCTGGGGCGCTCATGGCCTACAACGAGAAGGAGACTGGCGATGAGATCACCATCAGGGAGAGCATGAGCACGTTCACGCATATTCCTTCCTGAACCCCAACCCAACCGCTGGGCTGCGCATAGCTAAAACGCAGAATCAATCGTATGACGCAAGGGCAAAAACGAATCAAGATCGCTGAGGCGTGCGGGTGGGTAATTGCCGATCCACCTGACTACGAGGATGGCGCTCTCATGGGTCATCACAAGATCGACGGCACGGAGTTCCTTGCTTGGGATATGGTGCCAGACTACTTCAAGGATCTCAACGACTGCCGTGTAATGCGCTCTCATCTGACGGAGCGTCAAAAGGGTGACTATGAGGTCGTCCTGCGTGAGGTGATCTGCGGCAAGAAAGGGTTCTGGTATGTGCCAGAAACTGGGGCTATTTTCCAGATGGTTGACGCTACTGCCGAACAGCACGCTGAGACGTTCGGACAAACTCTAGACCTCTGGAGGGAGGGAGAATGACTCGCCTCAACCCCATCATCCTCGCCGTCTCCATCGCGCTCGGAATCGCGTCAGTCCTCTGGCTCGTTGAACGCGCTGAACCCAGAACACTGCAACACCAGACCAGATGAGTCCCGCCTTTGCCCCCTGGATGCCCCAGAAACCGCCCGTAGCGCGGCCTGACGCCCATCCACGCCCCGAGACACCCGCACAAGCCGAGAAACGCCGCTGGATGGCGTTTCTGGAGACACTCAACACCAACACGAAAGGAACAAGACCGTGAGCGAAATCGACACATCAACCACCCAGGGCAAAATTGCCGTGATGACCGCCTCCAAGGAGGGAAAGGCCATTCAATGCCGGACACGTGGCTCCAAAGGTAACTGGATGGATGTTTCCACATTGGCATGGAACTGGCCTGATGTGGACTACCGCATCAAGCCCCTGGAGTTCCCGCCGCTGCCAGAGAGGTTTGACGGCTATCACAACCCAGAAGGGTGGACGCCTGAGCAATTTGGCGAGGGGTTCCGTCCTCTCGCGAAAGGCGAAGACGTACCAAGCTGGACAACCGGGGTGGAAATTTGGAGCAAAGACAAACAAGATTGGGCATCAGTCCATCATGCAGGACTGACCCCATCGACCTGTATGTACAGGGTGCCTGTTTCACATCCATTCCACTCATCTCCCAAGAAGAAGGTGATGGTGCCGCTTGGACCGGAGGACCTTCGGGAAAATATGCGGTTTCAGCACAAGAAATGCGAGAATCCTGGTTGGTTCTTCACCGTTGTTGCATGCCAACTGGATGAGATCGTTTGCTGCGACATCAGAGACCAAAAATTCAAGAGAATATCCTTCCAAGGTTTACAAGATGAATACCAATTCTCTGCTGATTACGGAAAGACATGGCAACCCTGCGAGAAAGAAGCTTGACGCACCAATCACCCCGAAAAAGCAGACATCAAAAGTATGAAAACGCAGACCAAGACAAAACCAAAAACCAAGACATCCGCACTCACCGTTGCGGGCAACCAACCCGTCATCGCTGTCATGCAGCCACCTCCGCGCAAATCCGAGATCGTGGCTGCGCTGGTGGAACGGGCACGAGTCCAGCACGCCGAGGAGATGAAGGCCAAGACCCAGCAAGCGGATGCGCTATGGGCTGGCGTCACCCAATTGGTGCTCAAGGAGTTCAGGGCGGCAATCGCCAACCCGGATGCCAATCTCCGAGTCAACCTCTGGGGAGGTCAAAACATGTGCGTTAACTGGGATGGCGTCGCAACTCCAGAAATCCGAAAGGCAAACGAGGCATACAAGAAGGTCCGCGCCGGGATCACAAGCTTCGACCCCAAGCGCACGAAACAGGAGATCCTGTTCGCTATGGGAACAGAGACTACAACCGAGCGCGTTCAGAAGCTGCTGACCGACCCGGAGTCCGTCAAGAAGCTCGACGGCATCCTGGCCAGCCTTGGAAAATAGTTGACGCCCAAACCTCCCCGCGATAACCTGCAACCGCTTCTGTTCCGATCCTCGGTCCTCTCATACAAGAAACCCCTGATGGCTTCCCTGCTGTCAGGGGTTTTCTGTTTCAGGTTGACTCACAACCCATCCCCCGCAAGACTCCAGATGAGGCCGTGGTGCTGATAGTCCCAGCCGCCACGCCTCCGACCTCTGGGCGAGTGCATGTCAGCAAAGGTAGCGGTGGGCCGCTCATTCACACATGCCGTCTCGAAAACGGCCACGCGCTCGACCCAGGGGCGTTTCTCTTTCCGCGTGACAAAAACGGTGGTCCGGCTACAATACCCGCGTATGTCCACCTCAATGCTCCTCACTGGCGCTGGTTCCTCTGGACCCGGAGGATCGGGCGAAGTCGATCCGCTCGACGGGATTGCCTACAGGCTCCGGTTCGAGACCACGTGGGATAAGGTGGCATTAAGGCCGATGTGGCAGGATGTGGCGCGGACGACGCCAGTCACAGGCGAAGGAGATCAGGTTGCTACGATGGGTTCGGAAGACGCTGAACTGGTGCCTGAGCAAGGTGATGAAGAAAAAAAGGGAACACTGTTTCTGGCGGCAGATGGCACGCCTTACATTGATCTGGATGGTGTGGATGACTGGTATCTCACGCAAGACCCTTCATCCACTACGATATATTATACCTGCCTACTCCACAGTAAAAGTCCAACCTGGAACTCATATTTCTCCCTTTACGACAGGGCTAACGGTGGCCCAGGTAATTGGGGCGTAGTTGAGCAAGGGCAAACCAACTGGGCGGCAGTTCCGCCAAACTCAATGAGACGCGATGGAGTTGACCTTGTTAGTCCATTCGACTGTGCCCCGATTGATGAATGGATGGTTTTGACTGTGCAGTCAGCATTTTCTGCAAACGTGGGAGATAAGGGACTTTTCCAGATGGGGCTGACATTTTTCGGATCTCTTGAGACAGTGGCATTTTTCGTCTACGATGGACCTCCCTCTAATGTTGACCGTGGCACGGTAGAAGCTTTTTACGAAACCCTCAAACCAGCCCCATAAACTATGATTACGCCACCAGTCGGAAACCTTGACCGCTATCTAGTCATCTGCACAGTCGCAGATACCGCTACCCTTGAAGCTGCGATAGGAAAGTCGATCACTTCCCCGCTCTACACCACTGCGGACACCCCCATCCGCACGCAGACGCACGCTTGGACGGCGTACAAGTCCGTTCAGGCCACTCCGACCCTCACCCAGGAGCATCTCGACGCCCTCAACGCGGCAATCATCGCGTTCCCAACGGCCATCATCGAGAAGTACAATTCTAAAATCCAGAACACCTATCCGCAGACTCGCCTTGTCGATCTCGGTCTCACGGTAGACACTGGCGAGTTCTGATCAACTCACTCACCATCAACCTCTTATGCCAGTCCTGAAAAACCCCAGACACGAGAAGTTCGCTCAAGAGGTGGCGAAGGGGTTGAGTGCATCCGCTGCTTACCAAAAGGTGTTCAGCGGTTGCACGGTTCAATCGGCGGAAACCGCTGGGCCAAAGCTTTTGAGGTCTGTTCAGGTGAATTTCAGGGTTGATGAACTGAAGACCAAAACAGCAGAGAAACTCCAGATCACCAGGGAAGAATTGGTCAAGATGTGCATCGACATCGTGAAGTCCAAACCCAGCGATGCAGGGATGGAAAACCCTCTCTGCGAGTTGAAGATGAGCAAGCAGGGGCCTTTCGCCACATTCCCGGACAAGAAGGGAATCATGGAGAGACTCTGCAAGATGCTGGGGTTTGATGCCCCAGAGAAGCACGAGATTGAAGCCGGAGACACGCTCACGGCGTTCATGGCGCAGTTGGCCACAGGCCATGCGCGGAAGGACTGAGGTCAGGGGTGCGGAGATGCCAGGTCGCACGCGCCTGTCAAAATCAATCCTCGCGCAGTCGCGCGCTCTTTGTTGTTCAAAAGAGCATTTTGTTCAAAATGTGAACAACTTTCTTTGAACGTTTGGAGAAACTGGCGTTTTGAACACTGGGTTCATCTTTTTCTACTCGAATGATTGATTTATGTGGACGAATCAGAGGGGAGAGCGTATAAAGGGTGTGTATGAAAATCACAATCGAACAAGTCGCAGAAGCTGGAAACAATGTCGCCTCAGCCATCGAGGCAGCATGCAAAGACCATGACTCCATTGCCTCTGGAGTGATTGGGCCGTCATTCGGCACCTCTGGCCCGGGATCAGGCTGGAGCAAGCAATACGATGCCTCTGATTACGCTGAGAGGGCGATCTCAGGGGACTATGGTGCCTCCAGCTATATTGACTCCAGCGATGGTCGGGAGGCCACTCTGGACGAGGATGGAGAGGTGGAATGGTCGGATGAGTCTGTCATAGAACTGGTCTGCCCCTCTCTGGAGGAGGCCATGGAATCACCAGATGCCTATGAGGCGATGGTATCCGGCCTTGTTGAGCACGGCATGGCAACAGATACAGATGCTTGGGTCTTCCTGAATGATCGCGTTGCCGCGCAGGAAACGGTAACCGCTATCCAGAAAGCCAAGGCTGAGGCGGGCGAAAACGCATATCTCTGGCTCCACGATTCCGGTGATTGCATCCTCTGGCCCAATCGGGAATCCAGTGAGGATGATGATGGCTCCAAGGCTATCGAGCGGTGGAGCCTGACGCTTGCCGAGTACCGGGCGGTAAAGGCAGCTCATGAGGATGAAGACCTCGTGGATTGCTTCGCCTGACACAATCAGCCGGGAAGGACAGCTGTCGCATATTGCCACGCTAGCGAGCTACAGTCCTCTTGTCCTTCCCGGCCCTCCAATCTGTCGCAACAGAATTCTATGGATAATCACATCCCCCAGCGAAAATGGTCTGGCAATTCCTCCACCATCACAATGGATCTCTGCATCCCTGGAAAAGACCCTATCCAAGTCAACCAGATGGGGTCGGATTTCCTCATTATCAACCCCTCCAAGGTCTATATCCATCCTTGTGAAGCCACTGTAGAAATGACCGTAGATGGCAGACCTCACCTAATCCCTGTCTGGCTCCCAGAGGGAATCGTGAAACGCCAAAGAACAATCAAGATTGAAGACAGAACATGAAACCCAAACACAACAAAGGCGGAAAACGCCCTGGAGCAGGACGACCGCCAAAAGGTGGACTCAAGAGAACCGAGCGCCTGGACATCCAGACCACCGCTCGATGCGCCACATGGTTTCGTGGACTGGCATCCAAGGCGGGAGGACTGGGAGCAGCCCTTGAATCCCTTGCTCCACCATCTGACGAATAGCGCACATTCCCGCTTGCAACATTTGCGGGATAGGCAATGATTGCGGGGTATGGCCACCAAACCGAAGAAGAAGACGGCTCGCAAACGGAGTTACCCAACGGCGACTGAGGCTGAGGCCGCGCTCAGGAAGAGTATTAATCCTCCACCCGCATGGAGTACAGGCGACATCGTGGAGCTTGCGCCAAAGTACCGCGACGCCCCGCTCATCAGCACGGGGTCACATTGGCGCGCTGTCGTGCTGAGCGTGGCTGAGAAAGCCCCTGATGATCCGTGCCAGTACCTTCTCATCCAAGGCATCTCCACCACCGGAATCCCTTGGCGGTCGGTAGTCCCCGCATTCATGCTCGTCAAAGCGCCCAACCAACCATGACTTTCGCCGAACAACTCCAAGCCGAGCGAAAGCGACTCGGGATGACTCGGCTACAGATGGCCGAGTTACTGAGCGTCTCTCCGCGCCTCATTGCGTACTGGGAGGACGGTGAGGTGACTCCTCACGTGCTGGCCCAAGAGGGGACGATGGCGAGGATCTCGGCACACATCCCTCCGCTACACCCCGGCGACCCAAGGACGCCAGAGAATACGGCCAAGTGGGAGAAGGGGATCAAGAAGGTTTTGAGGCAGCGTGAACGAAGCTTTGCCTTTCCAAAGCCCAAGAAACCCGCCAAGAGGAAGCCAAAAGCATGAAGACTGCCATCCAGCCATGGGAATGGCCGATCCTCGTGTTCGGCACCATCTGCATGCTCAAGTGGGCGTGGGACCAAATCAGAGGATAACCAACCAACCAAGACCATGTTTGAAATCGGAGAAAAGGTAGTTTGCATCGACGATTCACCGGGATCTGTGCCAAGCACATCCTTTGTGGAGAAGGGGAAGATCTACGTCGTTCAATCCTTCCAGGCTGAAACCGCTATACACTGGGAGGTCATACAGCTTGTTGGAATTGAGGGTTATTGGTTTGTTCACCGCTTCCGCAAGCTCTCTGACATCCAGCAGGAGAATAGTGAGAAGCGGAGGAGGAAGGAGCCGCAGTGGTACGGGAAAGGCATGTTCGAACCCGGAATGAATGGTCGTACAGGCCAGAGAGGCTTCAGCGGGGACAACGCATGAAACTCGGCCTCCTCATCACCGTCCTGATCTGGCTCGCCGTAGTGCTGGCGCTGGGACGGCTGACGATCTACCATGGACCTTTCACGCCGCCAGAGGACGCTGAGGAAGCGCATCGGCGGCACTTCAACGAGATGCGGAAACATAGAGGGTTTTGAATTATGGGAGTTGACTACAGTCTGGTTTGCAAGGCATCCAAGGAGTTCTTCGACTTGGGGAAATTGAGCGGTGAATTCGCACAGTTTAAAGCCGATGGTATGCGCGAGTTCCTGTTCACCCATACGGGTCCATTTGAGCTTGTGAACGACACGTGGTGGGACTCTACCAGCGACCCAGAATACAAGGAGTGGAAGAACGTGGAAAAGTCGTCGCGAAGGGAGCCTCCTCCGGGGCTTCTGATGAGCATGGCGCTGCTGTATGACTATGGCCTTGGATATCCCGGCTACTATGACGAGATGAAATTCGGTGAACTCCAAGGCCCCAGCCACGCGCAAAGGCTTGAGTCCACATTGGCGACCATGCGCCAACTCTTCGACGAGATTGTCGGGCAAGGTTTCTACTCGACGGACAAAGAAGAGTTTTACGCAGCCATGAAAGACAGAGCAACCACATGACCCCCGAACTCCTCGCCGACTGGAGATGGCGTCTCTCCAACCTCTACAAGATCCGCAAAGAGGGGGAAGGTGATCCCATCCCTTTCAAGATGCGCCAAGAGCAGGAGATGGTCATCACATCCTTGCGTGAAAGCCCAACGGTGCCAGTCTACATCATCAAAGCCCGCCGCTTGGGGCTGTCCACCGGGATCGGAGTGGCTATGGCTGACGAGGCAATCTGGAAAGGCGGCACCCAGGCGAGGCTGATCGAGCGATCCAAAGAGTTCGCGGCTGAGAAGATGCGCAACATCATCAGGTTCGCGGCTGAATCCATGCCCGACGAGTTGACAAGCAGGCTGGAGGTATTCAAGCGGTCTGACTCAGACTTCGAGTTGAAGATCAAGACGGTTCCCGATGAGTTCAAGTCGAGCATCCATGCAGGCGTGCAAGCCCGCGGGGGCGACTGCTCGTTCCTCTGGGTCTCCGAGTGGGGGCCAATCGCGTTCGAGGACAGGCCCAGGTCAGCGGAAATCCGGTCCGGCGCGCTTCCTGCGGCACGTAAGGGGAAACGCGTGGTCGAGACTACGTGGATGGGCGGGAAGTCTGGAGACCTCTGGGAGTTGATCGAGCCGATCATGAAGAAGGCAGAGGATGCCGAGGGCGTGCTGATGTTCTTCCCGTGGCACAATGACCCGGAGTGCGCCCGATTCGATGGCGGCACCGTCTCAGGAGAGGTGGAGCAATATTTCAGGGATCTGGCTGAGAAGACGAAAAAAGGTTTCACCCAGGCGCAAAAGCGTTGGTACACGCTGACCTCCGCTCAACAGGGGTCGAAGATGAAGCGCGAGTTCCCGAGCACCATCGACGAGTGCTGGGAGGCTCCAATCATCGGGGCAATCTATGGGGTGATGATGGACACGCTGATGACCCGCGGCCAGATTACCTCGCTGCCGCACAATCCAGAGTACACCGTGGACACCTTCTGGGATCTCGGAGCACCCGAGAACACGGTCGTCTGGTACACGCAAACGATTGCTGGGTACGAGCATGTCATCGACTGCGACCACAACCTGTTTTTGACGACCGAGCAGCGCACGGCCCACATGCGGGCGAAGGGCTATGACTTCAACGCCCACTACGTACCACACGATGCGAACGCACTACGCCCTGGCGGCATGACCTTCCGCGAGGAATTGACGCTCGCTGGATTGGAGAACGTCGTCACCGTCCCGAGAACAACCGATCCATGGCTGGGCATCAACGAGGTCTCGAAGATGCTGGACCTCTGCATGTTCGATGCCGATAAATGCAAGCGTGGGTTGGAGGCCCTCCGCGAGTACCGACGCAAGCAGGATGAAAAGACGGGGTTGTTGACGAACGACATCGTGCATAACTGGTGCAGTCACTTTTGCGACTCCCTGCGTGTAAAGGCTGAGGCCAAGATGTCGGGGGTGATGGTCACAAAATCCAGCCGCCGCTTCGATGCCTCGGGTGTCGAGCGTCTCCGTATCGCCTCGGTTCCGACCACGGCCCAGCCGAGAATCATGGAGATCATCACCAATGAGACCACGCGGGCGAGCGTGCCACGGGATAACCCAGGCGGATGGTGCCGGGTGTGGAATACGCCGATGGAAGGCCGATCCTATGTGTTGTCAGTGAGGTTTCGAGATGGGAAGTTGCTGGTCGGCAGCGCCACCCGCCGCGACACCAACGCGATAGGCGTGCTTTGCTCGGAGCATGTAGACCCGGAGACGCGGGCCGTGACACCTGCGAAACTCGTGGCGGCATTGCAACTTGAGGACGAATCAGCGCCCGATGTGGTGATGCAGCGCGTGTTGGCGCTCCATCGGATGTACGGGCGGTGTACCGTGGTGCCGATCATCGACAACCTCGACAACGCCGCAAACAGGCTGATGGAGATCGGCGTGCAGAACCTCTGGGGGCCGGGAATGGGTGCCGACGGCTCACGGCTCACGCAAGGGAAGTCCACAGAGACATTCGGCTGGCTCAGCAAGCCAGGGCTCCACCGTCAATCCACCGACAACCTCGACAGGGTGATCCGCGAACAGAAGCTCGTCGTCAACTGTCCCGAGATGATCCGCCAACTCAGCTACATCACGGTGAACAAAGACGGCGACCCAGTTCCACCCGCTGGTGAACGCGACGACTGGCTGCGTATGCTCTCGGTCGGGATGTCGTGCATTCAGTTTGCGACCCAGTTCACGCCACATCTTGAGGGGCCACCAGATGCCCAATACAGCTATCGCGATGATGGGTTCGACTGGGACAATCAGGCGCATGGGTTGTGATTTGTGGAGAAAACCGCTTGCAATGATTGCGCAAGTGGGGAGAATGACGGCTGAGTCAGCCAGCATCGAGGGCGCAGCGGAAAACACATGGTCCGTCTTCAAGTACACGAGACGAACTGAAACCTCATCTGTGAGCAACCTGGACTGGCTGACTTCTTCAAATCCAACAGTATGGCAACCCAAGTCTTCATCAGCAAACCACAGCGCTTCCAAGCGTTTCAGGTGACATTGGAGTTGGTGGCGTCTCACATCTTCGACAAGCAGGAACTGCCTAAACCCATCTACCTCAACAACTGGCAGGTAGACAATGGGAAGCGCATCATCAGATCAGTCGTAGTCCGCTGCTCTAACTGGTGGGGCAGAGATTTGCAGATTGGAGATTGGGTGGTGTGGGACGACATCAACAATCCTCACGTCATGTCAGACAAAGAGTTCAAATCCAAATTCGACCCAGAAGTATGAGCGCCCTGAAGCCTTTTGACCTGAAGTTGGCCCAAGCTGGCCACCCGATACAGACACGTAACGGGAGACCTGCTACGTTCATCACGTACTGCGCCGATTGCGACAACTATCAAATAGTTGCCAGTATCAACAGGAGAATGGAAACGTTCATCGTGAATGGTGGGTATCATGATGATGCAACCACAAGCGGCAACGACCTCTTCATGGCCCCGGTTACGCGAACCATGTGGACAAACGTGTACAATGGCAGTTGCAATGGTCTGTTTGAGACCAAGGAGGATGCCGACGAAATGGGCGGACCTCGCATCGCCTGCATTCAGATCACATTCACAGAGGGGGAGGGATTGTGATGGAAACACTCTTCTGGATTCTTGCTGTCGGATTGGGCACTTTGAGCATCGTGAAGATTGCTCTGTGGTGGATATACCGAGATGACCCGCCCGACACGAGCAACTGGTCAAAGCCTGCATACGCCTCAGACATAGAATACCACGTTGATGACAGGGGCATGACATGGGCGCTCATCAAGCAGCCATATGACAGCCCACAAGGGAAGGCGCTGGAGGTGATAGCCAGGGCCGAGTGTAAACGCCGCAATGACGAACGGAAGGCCCAAGGGGAGGCGTATATCAAAGATTGGGAAGCAAGACAAGTGTTTGCCCGACGTGCTATAGTCCGCCAGAAACACGCCAAGACCTCCATCCTCCGTCGCCGTGGCCGCAACATCGGACCGAGAGCAATCAACCAGTAACCACTATGGCATCCTACGACGTTCCAAGATTCACCGCCCTGTTTTCCGGCCTGAAGCATGAAGAGAATGAGCGTGCGCCAACGCGAAAGGCTGAGCCTACCAAGCCACCAGCCAAGAAACAACGGTCTTTCACTTCGATCTCGACAGATTCGCAGCCTGACCCGATGGCTGGTTTCACCGCCGCTCAAAACTTCCTTTACATGACGAGCGGGGATTCATCCTCAAGTTCTGCTTGCAACAGTTGCGGATGCGACTAGCATCAATCAACCCTTAACCCGCTGTCTGGAATAGAGTCGTAGGAGAACTGCGAACGGGGTTATATGTGTACCTTGTTGAACACCAGACAGCGGCATAAATTCAGGACTGAAGAGATGGATTGGCGGAAGCTGGTAGACGCGCTGCTGATCCTAGGCAATCACGCAGTGTCACGAAAGTGACGTTCGGAGTTCGAGTCCCGAATCCATCTCTTCAGTCCTGATTCTCCCGCCCTCCACAAGATAAGGTTTCCGCGTTTCTTGAATGTTACGCACCAATTTGACGCCCGAAGGAAAGGAAGTCGTAGCTGGACAATAGCCTGTGAACCATCGGATGAAAAAGCCCACTGTACCTCTCGGGTGAATTTAGGCACTCAGAATCCAAAGCGGCGGTTTTGATCAGGCTGTGCGGCAATTTCCGAATCCAGAAAACCTACCTTCTGCGTCATACCCTTACTCTCCCCTTCTGGCCATCCTCCAAACCTCTCTTGCGTGCGAGAGAGAGGCCGGATCGGGAGGGTTCTTTCTGTATGACAATCAAGGCGTTCAAAATACCACTTGCGCCAAAGCCTTGAAAATCGCATCATGCTGCCATTATGGCAGGGATCGCGACAAACTTCAGCACTGCCCGCAAGTCCCCGGCATTCCAGAACCGGGAAAGACTGCGGGTCCAGCAGCAACCCGCCAAGTTCGACCCCAACGTCAACCACTTGGGGCAGCGCCGACAAGGCAGGATCGCAGTCCCGGTTGCGGGTTCCGCAATAGCCCCGATGATGGACAAGGCGCAGGAAGACTTTCTGCGGGATCTCCGCGCTGTTGGCTGGGCCGGGATGGCTCAACGCGCCAAGAAGAAGTCCCGCCGCAACCCAGAATCTGAGGAATAACCGCCATGGCCATCAAACTCCAATCCGCCAGCAGTCTGGTCAAGAAACTCGCCCACGAGCGCGACAAGGCCAAGAACGATCTGCTTTACCAGTCCCAGGCGCGACAGATGGCCGCTAAACAGGGGGTTTCAGCCGCCATGGACAGCGTTGCCCGCAACTCCGCTGCCAACACCAACTATCGCCGCGGCACAGGTGTCTACGCAGGAGATGGGGCAGGCGCTCGCCAAGGGCAGCCGGGAACTGTGCGGGTCAAAGTCGGGTCTGATGCCCTTCAGGATCTCGAACAGGCGAACCTTGACAAACTCCGCACTCAGCAGGTTGACTCAGACTACACTTTCCGAGTGAACCAAATCCGTGACGCCAAGATGGGCGATGCACGTAAGCAGGCGCTTCGCCGTGCAGTCGGCCAGACGTGGAATGAAGGCACGATGTCGTGGGATGGTGCCGTCAACATGGCGAAACTCCGCAAAGCCCGTAGTAGCCGATAACTTATGGCAACCACCCTTCCTCGTTGGGCATCCCGAGCACGTGCCGCCGCCATGGAGAACCGTGGCGATTATGTTGGTGCTGCCCGCATGTTGAGCCGCTCGTCTTCTGGCGGTGTGCCGGGACGTATCCGGGGAGTCAACGCCGAGCAGGCGCTTGCCAGCCGGATTGCTGCACGCGGTGGAGATCCTGACGCGGTATTCAAAGCCGCCGAGGATCAAGCACAGAACGAGAAGTCCAACGCTGCGATGGCCCGTGAGGAATCGTATCGGAAACGACGCCGTGCTGAGGTTCAAGGTGGTGGTGACACATCCGACAAGGAGTCGGAAGCCTACTATACGTCTCGGGGATCTTCCCCTGAGTACGCTCGCGCTTATGCTGAGGCTGAGCGAGTGAAGCGTAAATCCGCGAAGGCTAGAGAACCTGCTGTTTCAGCGACTGCCAAGACGGATGGCAACAGCACCGCAAATGCATTCTCAGGCGTTGAAGCCGAGTCCACACAAGGCGGGAAGATGACTGCCACCGGGAAAGCCTCTGGCCGTAAAGATCGCTACGTTGTAGAGGACGGCAAGAAAGTCCCGTGGGAGTGGTGGAAACTCCGCGCCCGCAAGCAGTAGCACGACAACCTACAGGGGCGCTCCCAATCACGCCCCACCTGACAGGCCATATCACCCATGCCACGCATCACATTCTCAAGTTCCGCCCTGGCGCGGGCAAAACAAGCAGCCGTTGGCCGCATCCTTAACGACCCGTCTCCCACGCGTCGGAAGGCGTCTATGGCCATGGCTGGGATCAAAGACCCGGAAGTTGAGGTGCAGGAGGATCAGGACGCTGAGATGCGCAAGCGCGTTGATCGTGAGTTGTTGGCAGAGCAGAAAGCCGCCGAGAAAGCTGCGGTGGCCCGCCAGAAAGCAGCCGAACAGGCAGCAAAAGACGCTGGCTATCAACTCCAGACCGACCCCGAAACCGGGAGCAAACGGCCCGCGACTGCGCCGAATGGGGGGATTCTCCGTCGTACCCAGAACACAAACGTCTGGACGGATGACAACGAGGGTAAGGCGTGGACCCGTGATGCACAAGGAAACCTAGTGGACGCCTACGAGACGCTCGGCAAGACCGTCACCGACCCGAAGACTGGGCGGAAAATCCAGTCGGTTCGCGGGTTAAAACCCCGTGATCTGGGTGAGGATGAGCAGTGGGCGAAGAAGCGCGAGGCAGCGGCATCCATCGACACCGCCGCAAACACCGTTGGGAAGGCCAAGGAGGCTCTACAGCATGAGGAATCGCTCAACCGAATCGAGAAAGCGAGGCTCGAAAGTCGTGTGGCTGAAACGGCCCGCAAACTCCGCGCTGCCCAGAAGGATGAACTCGATGAGACGCTCATCGAAGACCTGAAGCGCCAGAACCTTGAAGCCCAGGAAGATCGAGACGCGTTTGTGTCAGGCGAATCAGAGCGCCAGACCCGCTTTGTCACCACGCAACAACAGCTTGACAACGCTGGGCGGGATGTCACAACCCTGCGCCAAGACCTTCGCGCTGGTCGAAAACCGACCGTCACAGACGATGCCCCCGGCCCGCAAACGGCTTTGCCGCCCACTCCCGCCGCCAAAGCTGAGGACTACACCACCCGCCTCGACCGCTACACCAAAGAACGAGAGTCACTGAACGCCGAGGTCCAGCAACTCAACACCGCCATCACAGCCGCCGACAAACGGTGGATGGAGTTGAAGGAACAGAACCTCAACACCACCGCAACCCCTGGCGGGACCAACCGCATCATCGTGACCTCACGGGACAGCGAGGGGAACCCCGTCAAAGAGGAGTGGGACAAGAGCCTCTGGGAACAAGCGCAAAAGGCGTGGGACGAGCGCAAGACCGCACTGGAGCGTCTAAAGCCGCAGATTGACACTGTGACCCAGAAGGCCGCTGCAATGGATGCTGACGGCCAGACGCTCGATGCTGAATCCCGTAAGGTCCGCGACGAGCAGCTTGCTGAGCAACGTGCAAAGCTGGAGAAACTCGGCCAGCAACAGCCAGGTATCGGCAAGGTGATTCCCGACATCCAGAAGCTTGACGATGAATTCGTTCAGGCGCTGGACCGCATCCGTGAGGAGTCCGCAAACGTCGCCCCCGAAGCGCGTCCAGAGTTCGAGGCGCAGCTTGCGGCGATGACCGACGAGTATCAGGCCAAGCGGGAGAGGCTCTTGCAGGCTGGCGAGGTTGAGCAAGATCTCATTCGTGAGGCTGCATCTGAGATGTCCCGCACGAAGATCGAGCAGAAGCCTGGTGAGGATTTCGCGGACTACTTCCTCCGAAATGTCACTGAGAAGGTGAATACCTTGGCTGAAAAGGCGGGTATCTCCAAGCAACAGGCTTCCAACGCATTAGAAGACGCGATGAACCTTGAGTCTGGATGGGGAGACTTCGAGAAGAAGCGCACCCGACTACTCCACAATGGGAACGTCGTGGTGAACCCAGCCGACTGGGCCGACCCAGATGCCTACCGGAAAGCCGTGGAGGATTCTGGAGCCGATCAGGAAGCCAAGGACAGGGCCATGGCGCTCCTCCCCGAGCTTCGCTTGAAGGCTGCGACCCAGATCGTAGAAGCCGCGCAGGCGATTCCAGCATTCAAGGATTTCCTAGACAACACTCCTGGCAACATCGAGCAGAAGGCGACGGCATTCGTTAAGGAACAGCGCAAGGGCGGCTGGGTAGACCAGCTTATCAACCGTGTGAACGCTGGTGGCGCAGGCATCGGTCAGCAGGCCATGGGTGTTTTGGCGGCGCTCACGACCACAGGACTCGCTGGCGTGGAGAAGATGGGGGCGAAAAGTCAGCTTGGGGAGTCCGCGCAATCGGCTCTCCATGACGCCATGCAATTTTGGACCAAGCGGCAGAATGCCTACAACGTCGGGGCAGAACTCGCCGGGACGGGCATCCTGGCCAACAGCCTCACGAAAGTTGCTGGGGCTGGCACATCGCTGCTTCCCGCGCTTGCTGGGTCGGTACTGACACCTGGCAATCCACTTCTGGGTTCCGCGCTGGCAGCAGCCGGACAATCGGGCGGCGGCACCTACGCTGAGGCATTCCAAGCTGGTACACAGCAAGGTAAAGCCGAGAGCCTCGCGGCACGGGATGCGCTGAAGCCCGCCGTCATCTCTGCGATCATCACAGGCGCTCTCACGTATGGCGGCGGCATGAACGGTGTGGAAGGTCTCTTCCGCAGCACCACAGGCCGTGAAGCTGTCAAGACCATCCTCCGTCGTAAGTTGGTGGAGATCGGGCGCGATGTCGGTGAAGAAGCGTTGGAAGAAGGACTTGACCAGCTTGCCCAGGGTGTGCTGGCTGCATCCACCTACAACCAGAACAAAACCGTACCAGAGATCCTCAACGAAGCCTTTGAAGCCGCATGGATCGGTGGGGCACTGGGGGGCGCAGTATCGGCCTCCACAGGAGGCGCTGATGTCGCCAACGAGTTGTATCAGGGATTCCGTGACAAGCAGGCGATGGCGCAGTCTGACGCCGAGATCCAAGGGTTTCAAGGTGCAACACCCGAGGAGACGACGACGGTCACGCAGCAGGCACAAGTTCTCCGCGACATCGCACAAGGCGCTGAGCTCGGGCAGTTCACCGACCAGCAGCTTGCGGTTGTCGGCCTTGAACGAAACGAGAATGGAGCCATTGAGCAGGGATCAAGCAAAGGCGTTCCAGCCGTGAAGCTGGAGAACGGCAAGCCGATCATTACGCAAGGGGCGCTGGACGCCCTGGAAGCCAACTTCCCAGCTACCCGCAGCCTCATCCAACTGGATGAGCAGGAGGCTCGCGCACAAGCCAATCAAGACCCTGAAGAAGAACAACCAGCACCAGAAGAAGATGCCAGCCTCACTCCCGCTCCCGAATCCGCTGTTGCTCCCGACGCAGGAGCAGGAAATGTCAGTCCAGTTGAAGCGACCGGGGATGCCGCCGGACCACTACCAAGCGATGGTGAAGTTGAACCCGCAGGGAGTACTGGAAATCCTGCTGTTGTCGGGAGCGAGGCAACTCCCGGCCCAGGAACAGGACAATCTACACCTGAAGCTGTCGCAAGTAAGCCAGCTACAGTCACGCCAGAGAGGCCGACCGAGAAAGATTCCCGTGCAGTAACGGTCCCAAAAGGCACTGCGCCAGGACGCTACTTCTACGAGTACAGCAACGAAGTGGCCCGCATCGCAGATCTCAACGGCCAGCAGAAGGCCGCGACGTTGATTCGTGCTCGAGCCAAGTTGATTGGTCAGGCATTGGACCGCTGGGCACCAAAGCTTGGGGGCGTGGAGTTCCGCCGATTCGGGGCCAACGATTCCACTTCCTTCATGCAGGTGGATCTTGACACCGGACGTGTCGAGATCGACCCGACCCGCGCCATCCGGCGTTTCCGCCAGTTCAAAAACGCTGCCGAGATCCGCAACTACATGGAGACGGCTCTTGATGAGGAGTTCCGTCATGCCGTGACGGTCAAGCGCGGGAACGAAAGTCAGACGTTCTCAGACAACTTCGCTGCCATGTGGCAGGAGTTGCCTGATGCGATCAAGCAACGGTCCGCGGAGGTGTATTTCGCCCGGACGGGTGCCACGTTCTCACCCGAAGATGACTTCACCGCCGCGCTGGAGTTCTTCCGCCAGTATTGGCAGGATGCAGATCTGCGGAAGATCACCGAGGAGACCGCCAGCCCAAGTCTTCTCCAGAGGTTGCGCGATGTGCTGAATGAGTTCATCGACGCCATCCGCAGCATCCAGAAGGGCGACATGCTCCCCGAGGTGAAGACACGCATGGACGCGCTTTTGAAAGAGGCGCGTGAAGCCGTGAAGGAGATTGAGACACGTCTTGCGACAACCGAGCAGACAAAAACGGAGCAACCCGCTAAGGCTGAGAACGCTGCGAGCGACAAGAAAGCGGACAAAACCGATGTCGATTTCGACCGCGCCAAGCAACTCGCGAATGACTGGATGCGGCAAAACCGCAACTGGACAGACGCGTTGCAAGAAGGCGAACTGGAATCCAATAAAGCTTTCAACGCAGTAGGTGAAGACGGGAAAGACATCCCGGCGCACGGCATGGCGAAAGCCTCACCGCCTGCTGCGTTGGATGCCCTGGCTCGCATCTTCCGCGACGGTATTCGCACAGACAACCGGGCTGAAGGACTTCACTACGCGCCACTTGCGAAACCGCAGGGAACCGCTGGTCTCGCTACCACGGCGGGCGGGGTCGCAGTACGTGACGGTGCATTCATCCTCGTCGGTAAACCCGGCATGAAGTCGTTCGGGAATGCGGCTGACATTACCGCCGTGCTGGTGAATCCGGCACTGGGTCAAGAGTTTGTCGATGCGGTCCAGGCCATTGTTCCAGCGGGAGTGAAAGTTTATTCCTACGCCGATGTGTCAAAGGCGGTTGATGCCGCAAAAGCCGCTGCGAAACCTGCCTCAAAACCCAAAGGTCCGATCTTCAAGAAGGCTGCACCATCAGCATTGGAGGAGTCGCGCCGTCAGGAAGCTGAGCGGAGTAAACAGGGTAATAACCCGGTTAAAACCGAAGGTTCGACGAAAAAAGCTGAATTCAACAATGACGTTGAGCGTATCGCCGCCTCAATCCCTCCATCTGAACGATGGGGCGAAGAAAAGGTGTTCATCTCTGATGTCTATAAAGCATGGGTAAAAGAGAACCCCGGTGTATCCCTTGGTCAGTTCAAGAATTTGCTGTTCGACAACCGGATGAAAATCCAGTTGAGCAGACTGGATCTCGTCGAGGCTTTGACGCCAGAACAGCGAGTGAAGAACAACGAGTCAGCCACCAATTTCTACGGTGACACTTGGAACTTGATTCGTATTCCTGCAAAAAAACCAGCAGGTGCCCCATCCGTAGCCGAAGAACCCGACGACTCCGCAGAACTCGCCAAGCTACTGGAAGAGTTGGAGCAGTCCGCGCCAGAGGTCGATGACATCGTGGCGCTCTTTGAGTTTGCACAAGAAGGCCAGCAGGAGAACATCGGCACGCTTGCGCCAGATGCCCAGGCTATCTTGGATGAAGTGCGGGCAATCCGTCAGTCATACGAGAATCGCGTCAAAGACGGGATGCCGAAAGAGGATGCACAGAGGATCGCTGATGATGAGGTGGATAGCCTGAACCGTCAGGATGCACAGACGGCAGTCCGTGAAGAGTTGGAAAACGTCACGTCGCTCAAGAATGCCGATACGGACGCCGAGCGTGAAGCGCGTGGTGAAAACCCGATCCTCCGTGAAGCTGCCCACACATGGCCAGAGGCGCTCGATAAAGCCCGCTCCATCTTGCGGAAAGACCCGCGTGCTGGTGAGGCGCTCGTCAAAGAGCTTGTGAACGCCCCGCGTGCCGTCACGGACGTGGAAGCCGCTGTTTTGCTGATGCAGAAGGTTGCGGTGAAGCAGCAGAAAGAAGCGGCTCAACGCGAGATCAACGGCATGGAGGACGGGCCGGAAAAGAACTCCGCAAAGCAACGCTACGACCATCTCAAGCAGATGGAGAATGACGTTGATGTCGCAGCCGTCGGAGTCGGCACAAGCCAAGGGCGAGGACTCAACATCCGCAAGATGTTCCTGAAGCTGGATGAGGTGTACACGCCAGAGGCGTTGATTCAGACCTTCCAGACTGAGGCGAACCTTGGCGCTGAGGTGTCGCCGCAAGAACAAGCGGAGATCACCCAGCATGCGAACAAGATCCAGGCCGCACAAGCCAAGTTGGATGCTACCGACACAGAGCAGGAAGTGCGTGAGGTGAAAGCCGCGCTCGACCGTCTGCGTCAGAACATGCAGCGGGATGCCGAGCGCGTGGTCAAAAAGGGTGGCGATGAGAAAGCGTACCTGAAAGACAAGGCGAAGGCGGCGAGGGAGCGGTTGAAGAAGAACCGTCCGACTGGCGCGGCTGAAGGCCCGCGTCCAGCAGGTGCCCCGTCAGCCCCAGAAGACGACCTTGCTGACTACGGCGTGATCGGTGCCGAGTACATCCAAGAGGGCGCTACAACGCTACCAGACTTCACTGCCAAGATGGTTGCGGAATTTGGCGAGGACATCCGTCCGAGAGTGCCGGAAATCTTCACGGTGTCACAGCAGGCGTTTCAGACGGCACAACAGGAGTTCGCTGCCGAGAAAGCGCGTCGTGAGCGGTTGAAGACGCCAGAGGGTGTCATTGAAGCATTCCGAGCTGACCCAACCAAGGGACTCAGCAAGGAGTTGCTCACCAACCTTGCCCGCGCCTACATCCGCCAGAAGGTGAACCGCACGGAAGACATCGTAGCGAACATCGCCCGAGACGTTCAACCGCTGTTCCCAGGCACCACGGAATCAAACGTGCGCGTCATCCTCTCTGACTACGGGAAGACCACGCAGCCGACCAAGGATGAACTGGAGCGCCAGCTTTCCGAGGTGAAGGCCGAGTCCCGCTTGCTTGAATCACTGGAACGGGCAAATCGTGGCCAGAATCCTCTGAAGTCCGGCTATCAGCGCGGACCGATGTCCCAGCGTGTGCGCGACCTCACTGCACAGGTGAAGGCTGCAATGCGTAAGATGGGCATTGAGACCACCCGTGAAGGACAGCTGGCGAGTGCCAAGAAGGCGGCGAAGACCCGGTTGCAGAACCAGATCGAAGACCTGCAAGCCATCATCGACGGCAAGAGCAAGCCGCGTCCAGATCGTCAGACCCTGGAATACGATGAGGAGTTGAACGCACTGGTGAAGCTCCGCAACGAACTCAAAGCCGCCGTCGATGAGATGACGGGCGAGTCCGACGACGTGAAATGGAACCGCGCTGCTACTCGTGCCGCCAAAGCGTCCGAGGAGTATTACAAGCGCCGGATCGCTGCCGCAGACTTCAGCGCCCGCCAGAAGCCAAACCGGACCGCTACCGCCGAGACCCAGAAGGCTCGGGAGGATGCTCGTATCGCACGCGAGGAGTTCAAGGCATTGCGCGAACTCACGGGAGAACCACAGGCTGAAAGGCTGGCGAAGCAGAAGAAGCGTCTTGAGGAGGAGATCGAGAAGACTCAACGCCGTCTCATCACCGGACAACGGCCAAACAAGCCGGGTGCCAAGCCGTTGCCGCCGCAGGAGATTAGAGACCTGAAATCCCAGCTTGGACGGCTTCGTCAGGCAGTCCGCATGGTGGAGGGTCCGAATCAGACGGACGCTCAGCGTGCAGCGATCCTGGCGAAAGCGACGCAACGGACCATTGATGAACTCAAAGGGCGGATCAACCGCATGTCGCGGGGACTCCCCGATGTAGGCAGGACAAAGCGTGAACCCGTTGAGGAAACGCCAGAACTGAAGGCTCTGCGTCAAGAGCGAGCGGAACTTCAGGAGATCCATGATGCACTCAAGGAAGCGCAGAACCCTTCAAGGCTTCCCGAGGAAATCGCGCTCGACAACTTCCGCCGAGCCACCGAGCGCAAGCGGGAAAAGCTGGAGCGTAAGCTGAAGAACAAGGAATACCTTGAGGTTCCAACGCTAGACCGCAGCGATGTGGATCGCGCTTTCGACAAACGCCGACTTGACGCTCAGCACCAACTCGAATCCGCGAAACGGGACTGGAACACCTTCCTTTTCAACCGCACACTCGAAAACCGTCCGACCATCCTGAAGATCCTTGGTACAGGCGGTGAGATCCTGAATACTGGTCGCGCCGTCCTGACCTCCGTGGACTTGAGTGCCCCACTTCGCCAAGGCGGATTCATCGCCTTTGGGAACCCCGCTCGCGCCGCTCGTGCTGTCTGGCCGATGATTAAGGCATTCGCCAAAGAGAAATACCAACTACAGGTCGAGAACGAGATTCGGAACCATCCGAACTTCGCACTCGCACAACAGGCGGGACTCTATCTGACCGACATGGGCGAACTGGACCTCACCAAGATGGAGGAGCAGTATATGTCCCGGTGGGCGCGTGAGATTCGCGGATGGAAGGGTGCAGCCGTTGGCGCTGGCCTCGGAGCTGCCGCTGGTGCGACTGGTCTGCTTGGCATTGGCGCAATCCCTGGCGCTGCTGCTGGTGCTATCCTCGGCTCACTCGGCACCGTTGAGGCATCTCAACGTGCGTTCGTCACCTTCCTGAACAAGCTTCGCTTTGATTCCTTCAACACCATGGTGCAGACGCTTGGCCGCGATGGCCGGGTGACGATGGAAGAAGGTGCGGCACTCGCCAACTACATCAACGTGGCGACCGGACGTGGCATCATCGGGATGTCGAAGACACTGGAGGGCAAGAAGGTTCCGCCATCTGGAAACCCTATCCTATCCACCATCTTCTTCAGCCCGCGACTGATGGCCAGCCGCTTCAACCTGCTGTTTGGCCAGCCGCTTTACGGCGGGAATGGTCGCACCCGCGCCCTTGTGTCCCAGGAGTACGGCAAGTTCCTTGTCGGAATCGGAACCGCCATGGGCCTTGCCTATTGGGCATGGCTGGCGTTCACAGATGACGAGGAGAAGAAGAAGGCCAAGTTCCTTGAAACCGACCCGCGTTCCAGCGACTTCCTGAAAGCCAGATTCGGCAACACCCGGCTCGATCTGTTCGGCGGCATTCTGCAAGCCACGGTTCTCGTCTCTCGCATCGTCACCGGAAAGACAATGAAGAAGGGTGAGCTTGTGCCGCTTCGTGGACCGCTCAAACCCTACAGCGGAGACTCCACGATTGATGTGATTGCCAAGTTCCTCCGCAGCAAGCTGAGTCCGGCCATCGGTTCCGCCGTGAATCTCCTGCAAGGCAAGGACTTCGCGGGCGAGGAAGTCACGATCCAGAAAGAGATTCTGAAGATGACGGTGCCGATGTCGCTTCAGAACATCAAAGATGTGATGGCAGACCAGGGCGTCCCGAAAGGTTTGACATTTACGCTGTTGTCGCTCTTCGGCGCTGGTGTCCAGACCTACGAAACAGGCCGCGATGCACCCAAGAATCCGCAGATTTTCACTGACATCGTTTCAGCGTGGAACGAGCAGAACCCAGATGCCGCTTGGTTGCCGTCCCAGCCGAACAAGTCTTCGTACTCGGTGACGGAGAAGAACCCAGAGACCAAGAAGTCCGAGAAACGCGAGATGACGCCCGACCAGATGGACCGTTACGACAAGCTCCGTCACGATCTCATGGCTGATGCGATGGCGAAAGACCCGCTTGTCAGCAAGTCTGACCCGAAGGCTCCGACGCCCGCCGTGATCGAACGTCTGAAGGAACTTCGAGAGAAGGCAAACGCTGACGCCAGAAAGCAAGCCTTGAAACCTGCCGCAAATGCTGGACAATCAACGGCATCGAACAATCTGCCCGCATGGGCCAAACGCCCGACATCATAGCCCATGAGTGACTCCCCGAACAACACATGCGTCCTGTTCCGCGCAGAAGGTGGCCTTGTGCTCGATGCAGCCCAAGAGGAGAGGGTGCAGCAAATGGTGGGCGACCTCCACGCGCACGCTCGAAAGTCGATGGGGTGGGAGGACAACAAATCGTTCAACACCTTCCTCGCCATCCGCAAGCAGGCATGGGCTGAGTTTGAGAACGACTTTGAACACCGCCGCAACGATTCCCGGTACTCGGCGCTCTATCGGGAGTTCAACACCACGCTGAACATCCCGAAGAGGGCGATTCTGGTAGCGCACGCCAAAGCCTGCAACCAGTTGGTGAACTCTGACCCATTCGTCAGTCTGCTGGCCGAGGGGGAGGAAGACGAGTCGGACGGATTGACGCTTGCGGATCGTGTTTGGCGGAACAACCTCGAACTCGGGAAATGCAAGTACGGACTCCGCAACGGTGCGCTTCATGCACTGGTTGGTGGCGAAGGCATCGAGAAGATCGGGATGCTGGCGATGACGCCCTACAGCGGTCCGAAGTCGGTAAAAATCTGGGTCGATGCCAACAACACACCGATCAAAGACTCCAAGGGCAACTGGATCACCGACAAGGACGAGTGGGAGAAGGTGCCGGACGAACTGGATGCGTGGCAGCTAAAGCGTGACCCACAGGCCCGTCGTCCAGAGGGCGCGAAGGTCTCGAAACAGGATGTCGAAGCACAGGACATCACCCGCGAAGACATCCTGAACTTCGAGCCTGTCCACTACTCGGACTTCGTTTGCGACCCGCTTGAGCCAGACATCCACACTGCCGAGTACATCGCTCACGTGTTCGACATCAAGCTGGACAAGCTGCTGGACCAACTCAAGGACTTGGAGATCACCGAGTCCGGGAAAGCGTGGGCGCAAGCACAGGTCAACAACCAGGACAACACCACCCAGTCGGATGCAGCCAAGCCGGAAGATAACAGGAAGGCCGAATCCGATGCAGATCGGACGGTAGGTATGCCCGTAGTGACCGTCGTGGAGTCGTGGTGCCGCATCGACTGTGACATGACGGGGTACTCGAAAGAGTTGTGCGTTGTGTGGGACTACAAGACCAAGGAACTCATCTTCTACGGCGAGATGGATAAGGTCAGCCCGACCAAGCGACGCCCGTTCCGGGTGCTTCGCGTGATCCCAGTTCGCGGGCGCTGGTATGGTATGGGGTTCTACCAGTATCTCCAGAATGAGCATGGATTCATCGACCGGATGATTAACCGGGTGGACGCCCGTTCATCCCGCAGCGGCGGCATACACATTGTCCGCGCCGGAGTGTTCAAGGAGCAGAAGCAGGGGATTCCGATTGTGCCGGGGCCACGGCTCTACACGCTGGAGGCGAAGGATCAAGATATTGAAAAGGTCATCACCACCATCCCGCTTCAAGAGATGGACGGCAACATCTGGTCGATGCTCCAGACCATGCAGCAGAACGCCCAGTTGATGACAGGCGGGATGACGCCGCAAGATGCCCAGGCGAGCAAGATGCCCACCACCGGGACGCTTGGAGAGCTTCAGAGCATCCAAGCGGACGCCAATCTGTTGTCAGACAACGCGACTATGGATCTCCAATCGGGGATCATGGACTGCCTCCGGGACAGCCTCGGAGCGTTGTTCTATCACCTCAAAGACCAAGAGGAACCACCGGGCGAGATCGCGAACCTCCTCGGCGGTGATAAGGCAGAAATCTTCTGGGAGTGGCTCAAGAACACGGATGTTGAACGCCTCTACAACACCGTCAAGCCCACGCTCAGCAAGGCGTTCTCCCCCGACGAGATCCAGAAGCTCAACGAAGCCCTAGCGATGATCGTGGGGCCGAAGACATGGGAGCAGCTTTGCATGGAGTCCCCAGAAATCGCTGAGGCGATGCTCCCCATGTACTCCAGCATCCTGACCGCTCGCAAGGTGCCGAACGCCAACCGGATCTTGAAACAGGTGCTCGAACAAGCAAAGGCCGTTGTTGCCCGTCAGCAGCAGGAGGCGATGATGCTCGCTCAATCACAAGCACCACCAACCACACAATAGCCACCGAATGTCACAGGACTTGCAGCCTAGCAGCCGTTACCGAGCCCTCCACCGACAATTTTTCCCGACCGATGGCAGTCCAGCCATTGGAGTGGAAGCAGGCGGGGAGTTGCCACCGGAAGCGCGTACCGCCTACGACCGCAACAAAGCGTTGATGGACAATCCGAAGTTTGTCGAGTGGCTGGTTTTGCAGGAGGAACAGGCTCGACATGAACTCACTACGCTCGATCCGAATGTCACGCCAGAGATGACGCTGAGGATGTCTCTTGCCCGGTTCCAATTGTCCTATTCACTCGTCGAGAAGATGGTTTCCGACATGGAACTCTTTGAGCGGCTCATGGACGAATGCTCCAAAGCAGCCCTTGGACAAAAAGAAAAGGTTTGATTTTCACCACACAACCCATAATCATCACCCCCGACGCCCATGTACGCATCAGGACTCATCCCCGTTGAAAAGAGTGGCCAGATTGTCAATCGGCCTGTCAAACGCACCTTCGCGAATGCCGCCGCTGGCGGTGACACCACGCTCGTTGCTGCCGTCACAGGCCATGGTATCCGCGTGGTCGGCGTCCTGTTCCTCGCTGGTGACACCGCAACCGAGATCACCTTCAAGAGCGCCAGCACGGCTATCTCAGCGGCATTCACGCCGGGAGCCAACGGCGGCGCGATCCCGAACAACGATCACGGGTGGTTCGAGACGGCACGTGGCGCCGCGCTCGTCGTCACCCTTGGAGCCGGGTCCACAGTGGGGATTCAGGTTCTCTACATTGAAGTCCCACTGCCTCCCCACGTGTAACAGTATGCTCAAGCAAATCCTCGTTGAACCAACAAGGTTCCCACAAACCAACGGGAACCATGCCGTCTCAAAACCTCCAACCAATCCGCTATTTGAGCCTCATGAGGTGGTGGCGATTACAGGAGGGCAGGTTTTGACGAGAAAGGCTGTCGAGGATGCTGCTGATGAGCAGACTGCACCAGAGGAGCAAACGAGAGCCATAGCCCCTGGCAATTCCCGCCTGCGCGATACTGCGGTCGGGTTTCAGTTGATTGTCCGCGAACTCTACGATGAGGCGAACGACCTCATCTCGAAACTCGATCCTTTCTTGGTAAAGGGTGAGGCGATCAAGTTCGTCCATGAACCAGCGGCAGGATTGAAACCCCATGACACCATCCACCATGAAGCTGAGCAGGTCGGCAACCTTCTCGTCACGCTTCGGGCGCTCAAAACCCGAATTGACGCATGATCTCACGTTTTCTCGCTGCCGCCGTGCTGCTGGTGCTCCCGATGGGGTGCATAACGACGAGGGCGACAGTGGAGGAATACAAGAACAAGATTCCGTACGTGGAGGTTACGCTGGCTCACTGGGAGTGGTAAAATCTGCGAATGCCAACAATGGTACTACACAGAACGCAACCACAACCACCTACCACCCTATGTTTGGCACCGAAGCAGCATTTCTACTCGCCCTCTCAACCGCTGCCACGATGGTAGCGGCAATCGGTGGAGTCATCGTCATCCCAGACATGGCGTTTGTTGCGACGGCGGCTGACGCGATGACAGCGCGGTCCTCCATCATGGAGGACAACATGCTGCGTCTCTTCTGTTTCATCGGAGCGATGGGCGGGGCATGGGCCAGCGTGTGGATGTTCCCGCGTGAGAAGGACGAATCAGGCGCTCAAATTCCGATGTCCACCAAGGAACTCGGCGGCAAGTTCACGGTCTCGATTGGGGCTGGAACGATGCTGACTCCGATGCTGATGCAGTGGTGGAAGATGCCGCTGGTATCTGATTGGTGCCTTGGAACTGCCTTTCTGGTGGCGTTGCTGTCGTGGGGGGTGCTGAAACTCGCCGTCCCGATTGCCACGATGGTTGGCGTGAAATGGTTCGACAATAAGACGAGCCGGATTCTTGTGCCGCCTGACTACAAAGACCCGAACCCTCCTGCCGATAAGCCGTGAACGCAGACAAGCCCATCGAACACGAGTTCCCATTTGGCGCTATCGTCTATCACAAGACCAGCGGCGAGAGAGGTATTGTCACTGGGCATACGTCATACTCTGACGGTACAACCTTCGTCGTCATATCCCTCGGTTTCGGCAACACCACATCGGTTATGCCGGAACTCATCACCACCCAGAACCCAGAGTTCACCGCGAACATCATATCATGAAAGCAGCCGTTTCCGCATTGGAGCAATACCGCGACACCCTGAAGACCAACGAGCCGATCAACAGGCAGGAAGGCAACACAATTCAAGCCGACGCAGAGGCCGCGAATCTCGTGGAGGTTGAAGCTGCTTTAGCCCGACTCTCTGGAGGAAATACCTTTGGCGACGCAATCGCCGCGCTCAAATCCGGCAAACGTGTCTCCCGAGCAGGGTGGAACGGGAAAGACATGTATCTCTGGCTTCTTCCCGCCGCCATGGTCAAAGCCGAGTGGTGCCGCGAACCTCACTTGAAAGCCATGGCTGAGGCGAATGGTGGCGAGATTGAGGCCCTCGGCAGCATTCGGATGATGACCGCTGACAAGAAAGTTCTCACAGGCTGGCTTGCGAGCCAGACCGACGTGCTCGCTGAAGACTGGACCATTCTCCCTGATGCCTGACCAACCCACCATCCCGAAGCGCACGCCGAAAGACGAGATCGACGATATGCGTCGTCGTCATGCGGCGAAGTATCCGACCAAACCAGCGCCAGAACCACCCAAACCGAAACCATCCCATGGCCAAGACTCCACCCAATCCACTCCTTGAAGCCGCCCGCGCTGCTGGCGTGCCCGAAACTGCTGAATTCATCGTCTTCGCGACGGAGGTTGCTGGCGATGTGAAAGAGAAACTTGCTGATGGCCGATTCTCTGTCGGTGACGGCATCGGTCTCGTGGTCGGCAACTACAGCGTCGCCAAGACGGGACTGACCGGGCTGCAACGCATCGACGACGAGTTCAAGTTCCTGGCGACCACAGAGGGCGGTGATGCCCACGCCGCGCTGATCAACCTCATTGACGACAGCCTCGGCAAGTTCGGTGTCGCCCATCGTGACCGCGACCTCGCCAAGTGGGGCCTTGATCTTCTGCGCCAGAACATCGTGTTCGCCATCTTGTGTGTGAAGCGGCCGCCTGCCGCCGTTGCGGTTGGTGGCGAGAACGTGAAAGGCGTCACCGAGTAACCACATCCTCCCACTATGAACCCATTCCGCCGCTTCTGGTCTTGGATCACCGCAACATTCAATCCGCCGATGGAGTTTCCAGAGACGGTCGATGACGAGGCAGTCCCTACCGAGGTCGCGGAAGTAGTTCCAGATTTGACTGCTGACCAGTGGCAAGTCCTTCAGGGGTTGATGATCGACGCCCAGAAGGACTTCCCGGCCCCTGGCAGCGGTGAGACAAAGCGAAATCACGTGTTGAGGTTCTTCCGTCAGATTTGGAACGGCCTTGAGCCTGTTCTGGTCGGACTGGCGATTGATGCGGGCGTGAAGTACCTCAAGCGGATAGGGAGGCTGGCGTGAACTGGTTCTCACGACTCTTTTCACGGCTGCGCAACAACGTGGCCGACACCCCGAAACCAGTACCATCAACCGTCACTCCCGCTATGACGCCTCCAAAGAATCCGCACGCTGAGGAGTATCGCCGCCTCTGGGATACGATGAAGACCGACAAGGGTAAAGAAGCCGTTGTTGCCGCCCGTGTCGCCGCCATAGCTAAAGGCAGGGAGAGGTACGAAGGCATCACCGCCAAGACGGGCGTTCCATGGGAGATCATTGGCATCATCCACAACATGGAATGCGGGCTTGATTTTGGGTGCCATCTCCACAACGGGGACAAACTGAGCAAGAGGACATGGCAGCATCCAGCAGGACGCCCAAAGACAGGGATGCCACCTTTTACCTTCGATGAATCTGCCGTCGATGCGCTACAGTACGACGGTCTCACCAAGTGGGTGGACTGGTCGATTGAGGGCACCCTCTACAAGTTGGAGGGATACAACGGCTTCGGTTATCGCAACGTCCGCAACAAAGACGGCACACGGGGAACCGACAACCCCTACTTGTGGGCGTTCTCAAACCACTGCGACGAGATCGGAAAGTTTACTGCGGATTCAAAATTCGATCCCGACGCCCCGACAAAACAGATCGGCGTCGCCTTGCTTCTCCGTGGCCTTCGTGAACTGTGAGGTATGAAGATATCGAGCGTCGGCGGGTTGTGCAATCGTCTGCGGATCATGCTTGGATACCAAGCGGTCTGCTCACGAAAAGGCGAAACCCTGGAGTTCTTGTGGGAGCAGAACCGATACGCCACCAAGCACAACGGCGAGTTCTCAGTCCCCGGCGTGGACATCCAGACGACTCGTGACAACCACGTCCCGATTGCGTCCTCGACGATGTTCCAAGGCATCGCGAATACTATACTCGGAGGCCATGACAGGGACTTTGAGATAACACAATGGCGCTCCATCCAGTGGAGTGACCGGGTGCGAGAGATGGCGAAACAAGGCGCGATGTGCGGTCTTGCCGTGCATGTGCGCCGGACCGACCACGACGGCTGGCACAAGTTGACAACAGATGACTTCGTGCGCCGGACTGCCGAGGTGATGAGACGCGAGGGGTTCCGCGCCCTCCCGATCTACTTGTCCACAGACGGCAAGGACACCTTCGATGCGTTTACCCAGGAGTTCGGGGCCAATAACCTCCGTCACATCCCAAAGGACTACACGCTTCCGTATCAAACGGACCTCACCACCGCGTGCGCGGACCTCCTCGCGTGCTCACAAGCCCGGTTCTTCATCGGGACGCGCAATAGCTCGTTCACGGACGGTATCAGGAGTCTTCGCGGTGAGCCGCTGGACGCCGCGCAATGGGGGCCAGACTACGGCTATAGCAGGCATGATACCGCGAGTCAGCCGGACTTGGCCGTCATCGCCTGCCACTTCAATTTCGCTGGATACGACCGCCCGCGTGCGAACCTCCACCGATTCTGCCGCAGGATGGAGAGGGATGGTGCCCAGGTCTTTGGCGTGGAAGCCTACTTGTCATCGCAGGAGCCGATCACCAAAGGGATTGCGGGATGGGTGCAGGTGCAAGTCCCTCGCCATGCCATCGCGTTCCAGAAAGAGGCACTCCTTAATGCCGCGGAAAAGCTGGTTCCTCAGCACTACACCAAACTGGCTTGGGTGGATGCCGACATTGAGTTCACCAATCCCGATTGGGTGAAAGAGACATCCCTTGCGCTGGAGGCATACAACGTCGTGCAGCCCTACGACACCGCAGTATGGATGGGAGTGGATGGTCAGGAGATCCAGCGGCTGCAATCGACTGCGGCGTTGGCTCAGCCGGGGGACGCGGTTCTCGGGCACCCTGGATTCGCATATGCAGCCCGTAGAGAGCTTTGGACACGATATGGCGGCTTATTCCCCTACTCGGCCACCGGGCGTGGTGATGCCGTTGCAGGAGCTGCGTTCTTTGGCAAGCCGTTGTCTGACCTGCAACTCAACTCGATTGGCGGCACGATGGAGAGCCGCGCCATCTGGCGGCAGTGGGCAGAGCCGATTGCTGACTGGACGGGCGGGAAGGTTGGACTCGTAGCCGGGAGTGCCCTTCACGAGTACCACGGCGACAAGACAAAGCGGAAATACGCCGAGCGTCACATCTACATCGACGGGATGAACATCCTACGCGACCTTGAGATCACGCAGGATGGATACCTTCAATGGACATCCGAAGCCGACCCGATCATGATGGCGGCAGTTGCCCAGCACTTTGCAGAGCGGGACGAGGACGGTTAAGTCCCGCCTTCTCTTGTACCTGATCGAGCACCCATGAGTAGGTGTTTGTGATGCCGTCCTCAAATAATGTTGGAGAGAGTCCACCAAGTCGCGCCTGAGCGCGTCCAGTGTTGCACCCACGGTCTTGAAGTCCAACGTTCGCCCCGAGGTCAAAGAGTTTCCGCGTCTTCAAGTCCGCTGCTTCTTCGATTGCCGCAATAACCTCAATCACACTCCGCGAGAATTGGTGTCCGATATTGATCGGTTCACGCAGGTGCTTTCTCGTCGCCATCCGTATCAACAACTCAACCGCGTCATCCACGTAAAGGAACGTCCGCGTTTGCGTGCCGTCCCCGTAGATGTGGACCGTCTCGGACAGCCCGAGTGCCACTTCTGCGACCTTCCGGCACAACGCCGAGATCACCTTCGCCTTGCTGCCTTCCCAGTCGCCATGCGGGCCGTAGATGGTATGCAGACGGGCAATCTGATGCGGGACTGCCGCAGCGACCATCTTCTCGCTCATGATCTTTGCCCACCCGTACCCGGTCGCCGGATTCGCCGGGAATGCGGAGTCCTCCAAGCACTCTTTGGCCGCGCTGTCAGGGTAAACACACGCCGAACTCGCTAGGATGAATTGACCAACCCCGTACTTCCTGGCCGACTCGATGACGTTGGCGTCGATTATTACATTCCTCATGCACTCAAAATCACGCGCCTGAATGTACTGAATACCCCCGATGTCAGCCGCAAGATGGAACACCACCTCAGCATCCGACACCGCTTCGTCACAGTCAGTCGGGTTCGTGAGATCGAGTTTTCGGTTGTCGGCCTCCGGGAATTGTTGCCACCAGCGATCCCCGCGCCCGATGGCTCGGATGTTGGTGTACCCGTCCGCGACAAGGCGCTTGACGAGGTGCCCACCGATAAACCCGCTGGCTCCGGTGACTACGATTTTGGTGTCTTGCTTCATACGGTTTTGGGTTTGAATCTCTGAACTGCGGATTTCACTTTCTCCGGCTCGAACATCACGAGTCGCCCGACTTTCATCGACGGAATCAGCCCGTCACGGCCCCATCGGAGCACCGTCAACCGACTGACTCCGAGCATTGCCGCCAACTCTCTGGCGTTGACCGTCTTTGTATCGTTTGAGGGTGGTTTCATGTCGTGATGTATTGGATGGTTGCGGATAGTAGCGGATGGTATCGTTTTTCGCCATCGGAATCTGTTGAGCACCATGGTTGCGTGGAATTACGATAGGGCCATGTCCGACGAGTATGTTGATCTTGATGCAGCCGCAGAAGCCATGTACGAAGAGGCTGGGAAGCCCGACGGCGAAAAGCAGGTTGTGATCGAGGATCAACAACAGGAGAAGGTTGAGGACAAGAAGGAAGGTGAGTCCACCGAAGAAACGGAGGAGGCTTCCGAGGAAGTCACCGCTGAGGAGAAGTCCGAGGAGAAAGAATCCGAGGATGACGACGAGGAGGAGGCTGAAGACCCAAAGCGTGTTCGCATCGGCAAGTGGAGTCCGGTTGACCGCCGCGCTGCCACCATCGCCGCGAAGGCTGGAATTCCCCTCGAAAAAGCTCTGGAGATCGCGAAAGAACAGCTTGGTGTCACGGACGACGAGGCTGATGCCGACGCCACTCCCGAGATCCCTGACACGGTGGCGAAAATCCGCTCCACTCTTGAGGAGAAGCGGACACAGTTGACCGAGATCACCACGAAACTCGACTCATCCGACGAGGACTACGATCTTACCGCGAAGGACATCCGCAAGCTGTCCAAGCAGGAGACCGACCTCAAACTCGAAATCCAGCGCCTCGAAATCCAAGAGGAACAGGAGCAAGCCGAGTATGAGTACCGGGTTGCTACCGCTGAAGATTTCGACGCCAAGTGGAACGAAGCGGTTCGTCGAGGCATTGAGGAGTTTCCCGAGTCTGAGATTGAAGACTCTCGGCTTTCTGATGCAATGCATGTTGCAATCGACAAGTTTTCAAGAGATAAGAACCACAAGTACAAGGGCAACCCCGAAGCCCCGTACTTGATCCTCAAGGAAGTTGCTGCCCGTTTGGACATCAAGTCCGCGAAGGAGTCCCAGTCTGAAGAGAAGGGCACAGAGCAGGCGAAAGCCACTCAGAAGCCCGTCCAGAAGGCTGGATACCGACCCGTGCAGGGGTCTGCCGCTACGGCGGCGAAGTCTGCAAGCCAAGAAGGCATCACTCAAGAGGCGGTGGCGAAAGCCCTCCAAGAAGGTGGTCCAGAAGCTGTGGCAGCGTTGTACGACGCTGAAATCTACAGCGGATCAAAAGCGGCCCAACATGGGCTTGGTTTCGCAATCGCGTAACCATCCCACCTCTGGCAGCACCATTCGAGATCAGGTCGGCACGTTCCGGCTGATGATCTTGCGTGAATCAAACCCGTCTGCGGCATGTGTCGCAGGCCCTCAACATCCATACACCTACGGCCATGGCCTCTTACGACATCCCCAACTTCACCAACTTCCTGACCCGGCTGAATACGTCGGACACGCAGGAAGTGAAATGGAAAAAGTCCATCACGCTGCAAATGCGTGGTCGGGCCAATCCGCTCTACGACTACATCGGCGGGATCGGCGAACAACGCCCGATCCTTGAACTCGTTGACTTCGGCAAGCTCGACGGTCAGGAAATCGTGCTCACCATGGATCGCCCCCTCGGCGGTGCTGGCGTGCAGGGTTCCACGACCCTCATCGGCTCCGAGGAAAAGGAATACCACTCCAACTACCGCGCCAAGATCGGCCACTTCCGCCATGCGGTCGCGACCGACAAGCAGACCAAGGAGCAAACCGTCATCGGTTCTCAGTGGGATCAGCGGTGCAAGAAGAAGCTCGCCGAGTTCTTCGCCTGGAAGATGTCCTCCGACATCCTCTTCGAGATGGAGAAGCGCAAGCACTCGAACAACACCTTCTATGCCGATGGTGTTACCTCCCGCGACTCCCTCAAGAGCGCCAACTACCTGAAGTTGGGTGACGTGTCCCGCGCCAAGAGTGGCCTTGTCAGCCTTCAGGCCGAACCGTTCTCGGTCAAGAAGTCCAACGCAGGAGCCGACATCTGGCGTTTCACCGCGCTGGGGAGCCAGTATTCCTTCGACGGGATGCACCAGAGCAACTCCTACCAGAACCTGCTTTCCCAGGCGGGCGAACGTGGAGACAAGAACTACCTGTTCGCGGGTGGGTTCCCGACATGGGACAACACATGGCTGCACGAGTGGCAGGTTGAAGATGGCACCCAGATCGGCCCCAAAGCCTGCTTGGGCGCTCCTCGCGCTTACCTCGGTGCAGTGATCCCCTCCACCGCGACCACGACTGCCCAGACCATCAAGGGCGGCGGCACCGCGACGTTCGGCGCTCTTACGGCTCCGCTGTACTTCCAGAACTTCTCCAACGCCCAGTACGTTGGCCACGAAGGCGAGAAGATCGCGGCGGATACCACTACGATGCGCTATCTGGCGGTTGTGGCGTCCGACACCGGGAAGATTGCCATCTTCTCCTATCAGGTGAACAACGGGAACCAGATCACCCAGGTTCTGCGCCTCGCGGCCAGCACCACTGGCGCGATTGCGACGACCGTCGGGAGCATGACCTACGGTTCCGGCGTCTGGACCTCCAGCGTTGTGGCAACCGAGGCTCTTCCGGTCGGCTCCCGCATCTACGAAGTGAACGCCAACGGCCAGCCGTTCGTTCGTACGTGGGTGTTCGGCAAGCACATGATGGTGACTGGCTGGGGTTCGCTTGATGGTGGCGCTCGCCACGGTGAGCGCATCCAGCAGGTCGAAGACTACGGCAACGTGACGGGTCTTGGCTGGCGTCAAATCTGGGGGTGCCGCGCGGTGGAGAACGCCGACAACGTGGTGAACGGCTACGCCATCGTTGAGTCGGCGTACAATCCTCCAGGTTGGCCGACCATCGTGTAAGCAACGCTTACAAGTTCGGGGGTGGATCGCAGGCTTGCGGTCCACCCCTCTATGGTGCAACATGCCATCATTATGTCTGAAGCCTATATCCCCAGTCCTGCCGAGTTCCTTGAGATCGGCTTCGTGTATCCCAATGCCACCCGTCCAGTTGCCTGCGAGGCAGGACATAAGGTGTTAGGCTTGACTCATGCGAACATCAAGGGTCATCAGGTTTATCGCTTTGCCTCACTAGAGGAGTTCAACCTGTATCGGCGTGATGTCATGGAAAGCGTGGGCAGACATGGTGTGAATATCCCTGTTCCAATCGTTTCAGTTCAAAGGGGGCTTGACGTTGATCGTTGGGTCATTTCCAACGAATCCCATGACTGGCTCAAAAAAGCCACCCGCCTTGGTGCCGAGTTCCAAAACAGCGGACTGACCGTCGAAGTCCATGGCCAATTCGGTCAGATCGGTATCGCGATGCAGGACCGTGAACGCGGAGTCCCCATCATGTGGTTCCGCGATGTGTACCACTTCAACGCCAGTGCGAGCGACGTTTGGGAAGTCCGGCGCGGTGCGAACGAGGTTCCGATTCCAGTGGTCGAGATCCCGGCTGAATGGCCAGAGGGGATGGAGCCAGTGAAGGATATCAACATCGAAGTCACGGAAAAGGATGGTGCGACGACCTTCATTCAGGTTCCATTCACTGAAGATCAGAAAAAGCAACTCAGCGCCTACGCTGAGCAAAAGGGGATCGTGCCGACCCCTGGCATTCCAGCATTCCCTGAAGGTGGCTTCAAGGCTGAGCCGGAAACCGAGCCAGTTGTTGACCTCGCTGACACCGATCAACCGCAGGAGGTTGATGAGTGGAAGGATGACAAGAATGACTATCAAGCGCCTCCAGAAGAACCCGAATCTCCCGCCGCTGAATCCGACCTCGCAAAGTCCGTCGTGGAGTACGTCCAGAACGCGACCGAGAAAGTTCGCATCACTGCTATCGCCCGCGACCTCGGAGTCGAGAAAGACGCCATCAAGGCACTCCTTGAACTCGATCACCCGCCCATCAAACAGAACGCCGCTGGCGTCATCACTCTCAATCGCTAAACACCACCACCTCGACACCCCATGAAAAAGCAATACGCCACCCTCTCGCTACTGACTGCCATTCTGGCGGTTGCGTTCTTCTCTGTCTGGCCTCCGCGCATCTCTGACGCTCAGAGTGCCGCCCAGATTGACCTCGCTGTCCAGCAGGTGAATCCCCAGGCTGGCGCGAGTGTGCCCTACGCGGTCACATCTGGCGGTCTGATTGATCGCTCTGGCAAGGTATCCGTCACGGCATCAGCCAACGCTCTCGTGCTCGAAGGCGCTACCCGCGACTCCTTCCAGACCACGATTGCCGCTGAGGAACCCGTCCGGGCCGCTACGATCACCGTCACGAACCGCACCGCTCAAGTCTCCGGCGCTCAGGCCGCTACGACGGTTGCGATGACGGCAGACGGCCAGACTGTTACGCCGGGAACTGCGGTGAACATCATCTTCACTTCCGACAATGCGACGGGATCGAATAGGACCATCGTCCTATCTGGCACGGGTGCGATCAGCGGGCAGGTGTACATCCTCCGCGCTCCAGCCACCAATGCGGTGGAATTGCCTGATAGTGGCACGGCTGTCTTGTCTGCCGCGTGGACTCCTGACGCAAACGATATTCTCTCACTTCTGTGGGATGGCACGTCTTTTGTTGAAGTGGCCCGCAGCGCGAACTAAGGTCGCGAAAATCGCGGCATAGTATAACAGCAAAACGCAGCTCTCATACGGCTGAGATGATGGTGCAACTCCGTCTGCCGCAACCATACTCCCTCCCATGTCAGCCGTTACCGACCTCCGCGACGCACTCCTTGGCATGGTGGGGGTCGAAAACTCCACCCATGCAGGACCAGTTCTTCTGCAACGGGTGCTTAATGACATCAACGCGGCACGGGAGGAGATGGCGACCCTTGGTCCGCTCTGGTGGACCCGCGTTCCATCTGGCGCATACACGAAGGCGCAAGCGGCTCTCACGGGGTTGACCCTTACCCAGGATTCCAAGACCATCACGGGCGGGACTGGATTTGCGTCGTGGATGAACGGCTGCACCGTCCAGATTGGCAACCAAGCGTTCCAGAACCAGCTTGTCGCCGTGGGTGCGGGCTGGGAACTTGTCATCCCGTGGGGCAGCGCGACTGTCAGCGGGACCGGAACCGCGATCGTCTATAGCGACTGCATCCCCCTTGATGATGGTGTGTTCGAGGTGATTGCTCCGATTGAACTCGCCGCCGACCGCCGACTGTATCCCATCACGAGCAACGCCCAGCTTGTGGACTGGACCGTTTACGGAACCACACGAGACTATGGCGCGGCCCGCTACATGCCGCAGACCACCGCCGACCGGGAGATCGACACCCCGGACTCCTATTTGATTGAGACGCTGAGAAACTCAAGCGGGTTTCCCCGCCAGTTCATCCGGCTTAATCCCATCCCTCCATCGGCATTCCCGTTGAAGTTCTTCGTCCGCAAACTCTGGCCCGCAATCACGAATCTCTCCAGCGACACGACAGCAGAACTCTGCCCTTATGGGTTCGATCAGACGATTCTTTACCCGATTGCGCGAAAGCGGTTCAGCGGATACCACCTTTTTGACGGCGACCAAGCCCAGATTGACGAGCAGTACCAGCGGGCGCTTGCTCAACTTGACATCATCAGGGAGCCGCAGACCGAATACCAAGAGTCCGTCAGCAATGGAGGGGTGTGGTAGCCTATGGCCAGCCGCCAAGCACAGTTCAAGATCGCCCAGTTTGAACCCGTCACATCGTTGCGGGAGACGACCCACACGGGAGAACGTCTCACCGCCGCCAACAACCTGATTCTGCGTCCTCAAGGTGGATTCAGGGGCACGATCTACTACTACAGGCTGCTTGGGATTCCGACGTTCGTTTCATTGGCGGCAACGCTGGGGATCAACACGGCGACCAACAAAGTCAGTTGCGTGAAGATCACGAGCCAAGGCAAAAGCTGGCTCTACTTCTACAACTTCAACACCTCGAAATGCCGTGGTGGTCCGATCTACATCGGAGACGACGGGAGTTTCACAGGGAACTACGACTTCGACGCTGGATCTGTGGTTTACACGGTTCTGGAGAACGCTACGCTCGACGCCACCGCACGGTGGTATGATCGCCGTATTTTCGAGGAGGTATTTCTTGGCAACGGCGTCGATGACGACCGGATTGCACAGCTTGCCCGCAGCGGGACTCTCCGCAAGGCGGGGACCAATGAGAAGCCAGCAAAGCCCGTCATTGTGCCCGTGGCGGTGTCTACGGTGGCGAACGTGCAGGCAACACGGGTGGTAACGGGGCGAGCGGGTGGCGTGAACCTTGTGTTTACGGCTGATCCTACGCAGTTCCCAGGGACGACTGGGCACAACATCCAGATCGGCATCATTCATGACCTTTATGGTGCGTCGCTATTTGTTGAGAGGTCTGGCGCAGGCACCCAAGCGAGCCCTTATCAGTTCTTGATCCACACCGCCCCTGGCCCGGGATTGAGCAGCAACAGCGCCATCATAGCGATGTGGAACTCATCCACGCTCACATTCGGGGTAGCTACTGCCAGCGGATCAAATTCAACAGATGATTCTGGCAGCTACTCCATCGCCGCAATGTCTGGCGGTGTGGACGCTAACGAAAGCGTTGGGTTCAACAACACGGAGAAAACCGTGTATCTGCGGTACTGGGACATCGGCACAAATGGCTTTGGATACGAGGGGCCGTCGTCCGAGAAATCCGCAAGTGTGCTGATCGGCTCCGGCGACTTCAAAGACCTGCAAGTCCAGGTCACGGGCAACAGCACCGTAGAGAGCAGCCGGTTCGGATTCATCCGCATCTACCTCCAGTTTGGGACGGGCGACGAAGCTGTCTGGAATCTTGTACGCACGGTGCCGAACACCGATGGCACCAACGTCTACACCCTCGGGACAGACGTGGAGATCGGTCAGGTGATGAGCAACGACCAGTCAAGGCCGTTGCCGTCAAAGTACACGGTCTTCTCAAACGGTCAGGTCTGGAAAGCTGGCATCACCAATTACACGGCCCGAGTTCAGTTCAGCAAGGCATCGCTGGCGGACGAGATCGCGCCAGAGGGGATGTGGAACCAAGACTACCTGACGATCCAAGGGAGCACTGAGGAGACGGGTAAATCGACTATCACGGCGCTGACTGGAGACGAGCGAACCATCTTCGCCCACACCAAGTCTGGCATCACCAGCATCACGACATCTGACTTCACCCGCTACAGCCTTCAGGTTACAGCGGGCGCGTTCAACCAAAACATGATCGCCCAATGGGAGGACGCGAAGAGCTACTTCCTCGGCGCTGACTGCCAGATTTACGAATGGAACAACGCCCGTTACGGCAAGAAGGATTCCAAGTTTAAAAGCTTGGAGGCGGCGGCGTATCTGCGTGACACCATCGACCGCAACCGATTGGTGAATGAGTCGGAGCGCACCTTCATGATCTCTGACACCTACGGGCAAATGCTCTGGATGTGGCTCCCGGCCACCGATGGCACCATGAAGGGCTTTGGGTACGACATGCTGGAGGAAGGGATTGTAGGCCCGTTCGACTACCCAAAGATGTACCATGCCTCAAAACTGGAGCTCGACCGTACCGAGATTCTGTTCAGCGATGAAGGCGGCAACCTGTTCTACATGGACACCGTGCGCCAGAACGACCGGGGCGATACCTTCGGGGTCACGACACCCGCAACGGGTTACTCGCCCTCCTACACCCCTGGCGCTGCCGAGAATGGCTACGGGACCGTCACGTATAACGGCGTGAAGTATCTCCGCTCGGTCGATACCGTGATGGAGACCGGGATGTTTGACATGGGCGACCCGGCGACCATCAAGCATTTCCAGGGTTTGATCTGGTCCAGTGTGGCCGGATCACGCGGGATCGTTGAGGTGACGTTTACGGGCGAGAAAGGCAACACTGTCACCCGGACCTACGGCGACATGGGCGACTATCCACTGTGCAAGCACTCCCTCATGCTGTCGATTCAGGATGCCGCCGTGAAGGTGAAGATTCGCGTCATCAGCGGGGATCAAAAGCCGTGGATCATCCGGGATGTGACTCTGCTTTGGTCGAGTCAGCGGAGGAAGTGAACCTACTCCTCCTTGATTTGCTCGTGGATAAGTTCGTGCTTCACGACTTCAAGTACACCAACCGCTGATGCCAACGTGAGTTCGTATTCAGCCCGGTATCGGTCAATGAGCGCCACCAGTTCTTTTGAGAACCTGTTGATCTGTTCTTTTTCACTCATGATGTGTGACGCGTGTGGTTGCACTTTGGACAAGACCACGTGAGATTTTGAAGTCTGTTTGTTCCGCCATCAGCAAGACGGATTTTGTGCTCAATGGTCGCATAGTCCGGGTCACCCTGCCCATTCATGTGAATGAATAGAGGTCTCTTACACCAGAAACAAGTCACGTTCGCGCCGTCCCTAGCGAGCAACCGGATACGCGCCTTCCTCCGCCACTTAGCATTTTGGCGAGTGCTCATTCTACCTCCTTCGGTTCTGTGGTGAACAATGCCATGAATAGTGACTCGACTTTCACAGAATGCTCAACGGGAATGTGAAGTTTCACTCCGCCAGCCTCAATGATAGCCTTGCGGAATGCGTCAATCTTCTGCGTCATGTTGAGTTGCTGACGGGCGAAGCGGGCTAGAGGAGCAATGTTTCTCGCTGGCATTTCAACCCAGCCATCCGTCTTTATATCATCCTCAATGTCGGACAATACGTCTTCAATAACTTCTCGTTCTTTGGCGTCCATACCCCTCAACCATCACGTCTAGCGCAAGATTTGCAAGCCTATTTTCACCTCTGCATGATGTCCCGATGCGCGTCAGGGTAGAAAGATGGTGGAGGAAGCGGCTCGTTGTACGCCTTCTGCCAGAGTAGCCCGAGTAGCCTGGATATCTCTTGATAGCGGAGGTTCTGGGTGTTGCCGACGTTGCGGAATTGCGCCTCGATTTCTGCAACGGTGGAGCGAGCCTCGGCATAGTGAGCGTCCACTTTGCCAGCAAGAGCTGTCAGCTTCGTGTTGTTGTCCTGTACGCGGTCATGAAGCATTCCCCGGTCTGCCTTTGATTGTTCTGAGGAGACGACAACGGGTTGCACATATCGCACCATCTCCAACTCTGCCTTGAGTGACATGTTTTCCTGGCGGCTGGCAAGGGTACTGTACAATCCGCCCAAAACAGCGGCCCCTGCGCCAATGATCGTCATGACGAGGGGCCAGTTTGTGATGCGTGAGGCATTTTGTGCCTGAGCAAGTGAAGCGATGTCCGAGCGAATGTTCGCCACCTCTTGGCTGATGTTGGCCAAGCCGGATTCAAGCTTTGTCAGCCTGTCGTTGGTGGTGTTGCCAGTGGACATCCGTATGAACGGCTACAATTTTAGGCATTTCCACGCAAGGAAAAAGAAACCATCAGTCGAAACCGCTGTCTACTGGCGTTGTAATTTCTCCAGTGTACAGTATGCACAACTCAAACGGTGCCTCTTCATATTCTCGTGAATACCTCACGAGTGATCCATGGATAGAGTACCGTTGAACCGCATTCTCATTCCACCATTTAAACATGCTGAAGCCACTCGCTGTCACTTCCTCCCTTGAGGGTGGACTTTTGAATCTGTCACCCGTCCACCTGACCACGCCAAGCGGTGTTTTCTGATAGTCCGATGTGGACGGGGCTTTCCTTGGAGGAAGGAATAGGGCGAATGTTTCAAGGTCAGTCATTGCATTGGAATCTTGTACGCGATCCAAACGAACCCGGCGAAGGCTCCCACGATCATCGCGACCGCCAGGACGATTTGCCAGTGTTTGTGGAGTGGTTTGTCGGCGTGGTGGTCGGACAGTCGCCCGATGTCTTTCAGGAATCTCATGGGGTGGGGTGGGTTAGTCGATCTTCACAATGTCTTCATCATCTTCGTCCACATCCACTTCATTGACAAAGCTCCACCCGCCTGTTCGGGATGGGACTAGAACGTCCGCTTCACTTGGCATTGATTCTAACGCTTGAATGAGTTCTCTGACAGTCATATGCTTGTTTGGATAAGCGGCACCGAGCATGACCCGATGCCGCGTTGTTAGAAATTATTACGGACTGTTGAAAATCGTTAGAATCGGGTGGTTGTGCGCGGGAATTATTGCAGGTTCTCGCGAACCTTTTCGGCAACATCAAGATGCTCAGCCAGCGGGCGACCTTGCGTCGGATCTTTCTCTGAGTCTTTCCATGGGTGACCTTCGCGAAGCATGCGGCGGTCGAGTCGTTCATCATCCCTTCGGATTGAATCGGCATGCTCCTGACAATGAACCGATCCGTATAGATGGTTTTCAGGGCACCACGGCACGCCAGTGCATGCCTCTACGAGCGATATGACATCTGACTGCGACGTGATGTGTCTGATGTGGATGAATCGGCTGTACCGATGCGCTGTGTCTGACCGCAGCCAGCAGAACCATTCATTGTCCCGGCTGAACGCAACCTCAATTCCCAGATCCTCCGTTCCGTTGAACCCCCTCGGCTTGACTGAACCCATCCAAAGCAGCCAATGCTTGCCGGGTTGACGGTAGAATTGATGCCACTTGAAGCCGACAGACTTCAACCATTCCTCTGTGATTGGTTCGGTGGATTGCATGGCCTTACCGCTTCAGCTTCTCAGCAAGCTCCCGAGAGATCCAGACCGGGCCGTATCGCGCTTGCTCTTGCAGGTTTCGGATGATGAGTTCGCGTTCCAGTGCCTCCAACGCCTCAGACTGGCGTCGAGCCTCGTTTGCTGCCGCTTTCTGCGCATTTGCAGCCTCTCTGGCGCGTCGGTCAACATCTGCGCGGTCTTGAGCCTCGACACGCGCCTCAAGGAGCGCGATGCGCATGCGCCGCTCAAAGCTGGCCTTGTCCTCGGCGATCCGCTTCTGCTCGGCGGCGACGGCGTTGTCTGCGGCGGTCCCGATGCCCAGACGGGCGCGGGTCTCGGCGGTCAGGTCGGCGGGCGACACCCAGGTTCTCCCGATGGTGGTCACGATCTCGACTGACTCGGTAGTCACCCGGCCCAACTCCCCGGAGAGCATCCCGCCTTTTGCAAGGTGGAGATCCTCCCCGAAGGCCGTGCAGGAGAGTAGCAGGGGAATGACCAGGAGAGTCCGCATCATCGTCTTGATCGGGCGAAGGGGTTCATCTGGCACAGGCTTTTGCAGCCCTTCGAGCCAGCGGAATCCGACAGGGTAGGTTGGATTGGGTTTCATGGCTTTTTCCTTTCGTCGTTTGGGTTTGCTGGTCATCAGTCAGTTTTCGTCAAATCGGGGGATGTGTGAGTAGGTAGGTCACATTCCTCATCATACACCCAGGCGAAGAAGTCGCGATCTGGAAGCATCGTACCACCTCCGAATGGTGTGACACACCAACCGTCCTTGCCGTTGTACCAAGTCTCAGCGAGGCCCTTGGTCATAGTCAGCTTGTGAGGATTTTCGCCACATCTGGAGAGAACCCACACCCACTCGACAATGCGAGGTTTCTTGGTTGCCTTGTGCCAGTTCATCTCGGTTGGAATCGAATGTCTTCAGGGTTCACGCTGGCCTCCCTTCCCTACGGCTGGTCCTCATCCGGTCAACCTTGATGACCAGCATCCAGAGAGTGGGGATGATGAGGATCATGCCGATGACCTTGGCGGCGTTAGTGATGCCCTCCACGGCAGTCGGGATGACAGACCAGAGGAGGAAGAATAGGGTGGTGACGAAGATGCTCATGGTGTCTTTGGTAGAGTTTTGAAAAACGACTCAGCTTCTGGGCTGTAATCTGGACAGTATAACTTCCCATTTCGTTTGTAGGTGGGAGGATCTCCGCCCTTCCAAACTCCCTCTGGGCCTATAATGCCGCCAAGAACTTCACCTGTCTCTTCATCCACGAGAAAGGCATTGTCATTGCAGTTTCCAGACATCAGGCCAATCCGCAAATCCTCCATCTCTTTCCCAATCTTGCAGAGACGACGAACTATGCTTTTGATTTGGGAGTTAGTGTAGTTCTTCACGCCCCCTCCTTTCCATCCAGATCAGGACTGATCGCAAGAGGGTTGTGATCACCCTCCATATCAGCCAGTTCAAGGCATTTTTCAGTCGTCAAGGCTTGGAAAGGGTTGCTGCTATCACCCTGGACCAGAGTTCCAGCCAAAGCATTCTCAGCATCAATAACCATCTCACGATTCCTGCCAACTGGATGCTCGGCAGCGTACCCCTTTGCCATGGGCAGCATGAGTCGAAGAGCTTCCTCCAACTCAACAACCCTGTCCGGTGGCACCATTTTGTTGGCGTCAACAATATGGTTGGCGAGGGCTTTGCGACAGCGGCGGATCATGCCGAATGTGATCGTCATCTCTCCATCTTCACCTCCGCCCACGGATGTTTCATCATCAAAACCATCAGTGGACGGCCCTGCGAACTCCTCTTCGCACGCTGACACGAGGGGCTCCAACGCATCCCTCAACCGTGTGCTCTCAGCCTCCAGTTTAGCAATGCGAGGGCAAGCTGCCGCAGCAACATCTGACCGCATGACCTTGTGCTGAAGCGCATCAAGGAGCGATTCCTCAATGTTGAAAAGCATGTCTGCTTTTTGCATGAGGCAGGCATTATCAGCCTGCAACTGGATGACTTTCTGGACCACCTCATCGGACATCAAACGGCCATCCTTATCCCCGATGGCCTCTCGGATGTCCACCAGTGCGGCAATCTGGACGTTCTCTTGGTGTTGTGCTCCGGCGTTGAAAGCACACTGGAAGGCGAAGTTCTGCGAGTAGGATGTTGACACCCCATGAGGAGGTTTGCCATGCTTCTCCCACCATTGCGCAAACGCTTCTTTGGTGCTCAGTGGCTTCTTCCTGGCGGTCTTCTCCGCTTCCGCCTTCTGGCACTCTTCGTCAAATTGTGGATTGCTCATTCGTCATCCTTTCCAAGTGGGATTGGGTCTGAGGTGGTGTCGATGTCCAATTCGATGGCGATGTCTTCCATCAAACAAGACCCGTCGCAATTGGCTTCATCATACCTGACAACGATTTCAGGTGCATGAAGAACGTAGCGAGACATCTTCGCCCGCTTGAGTAGATCGAAGGCGGCTCGCAGCAGCACGTCTTTACGGTTGGTTGTCTGTTCGCTCATATTCGCCATCATCCACCCTTCCCGCGACTTGGCAAGAAAAAAGAATCAGATTATTAAAATGATTACTTGCGCGATTAGAACAATGATGCAAAATCGGCACTATGCCATCCATCACAATATCACTCACGCCGTCCGAATACGAGGCCATTGGGCGAACGTCCAAGCGCCTCGGCATCACCACAAGCTCTGGTCGGAGCAATATCCGCACGACGGCTCACGCTCTCGTTCAAACTGGAATCGCCCCCGACCTGAAACCCGCAAGGAAGAAAGGAGGGAAGCCCGCGTGAGCAAAGAGCCCAAATACTTCAACATCAGGGACAGGGTGATCCTCAATGATGACGACCGCCGTCCCATCAGGCAGGAGCAAGACGGCTGCATCAAAGCGGCCTCCATCCTGATCCTCAGCCTTGGAATCATCGCCTACATGTGCCTGTAACCAATCGCCCCTGTAGCTCAATGGTAGAGCGGCATACTCGTAATATGCTGGTTGCCCGTTCGATTCGGGCCGGGGGCTTCCATTCAAAACCAAATACTAAGCAATCCAGTATGATCACGCGAAATACTCTTACCACCGTTCAATCAGTCAAACTCTACAACTTCCTTGACAAAGACCATCAGGTAACGCAGGGGACGAAAGCTGAAGAACTTGCTCGGCAGGCGACCATTGCACTGGGGTTCCCCGTGAACAACGCCAATGTCTCAAACCTTCGGCGCGACATGGGCTTGATGCCACAGAAGACGGAGAGGAAGTCCAAATCCGAATCCGCCATCCAGACCCTGGCCCGCGAGTTCATGACTCTCAACAAGGAGCTTGGACGCCCCACTCAACCGTGCATCGTCGAACTCGCGAAATGACCGCCGAGGAAATACAACTGACGGCCCGCTTCTGCCGCAAGCACGGTCTCTCAATCGGAGGACTCGCAATCCTCATGACGATCCGGGATGCCGTGGAGCCGATGAAACTCAAGCAGATTCACCCACTCATCGGAGTATTGTCTGCGGCAATGACATCGCTCGTGCAACGGATGGTCGAGATGAAACTCGTTTACAGGAAGACAACGAAAAACAGGAGGGCAGTCATTCTGGCTCTCACCGAGAAAGGCCGGATCACACTCAGTCAATTCACCGCATTCAGAAACCAGCCAAAACAACCATGAAAGCAAAAGTTTGGATTCAACAGGAGGTGGACATCGCGTTCATTCGCGTCGTGCTGCCAGTCAGGTATGAAGAGGAGGACATTCCGAATGACTTCCCCCTTCGTGAAGATGACGTGTGGAAAGTCATTGTCGCCATCGACAACGGAGAGATTCAGGGATGGCCGAAAGGAATAGTCGGCGAAATTGAGTGTATGAAGGTCTGCGACAGCGGCACCTATCGTCTCCTAAACCATGCAGGCGAGGAAGTTGCCTCCATTGAGAATGACTACGTTCCCCATGGTGTCATCCCCGGACAGTACGGCGATTATGTCACCCTCCAGATCGACGCCAACGGCATCATCACCAACTGGCCGAAAAAGCCAGATGTCAGTGCATTCTTTCCCCAACCCGAATAGTAAAACCATGAGACACCGCGAAACCATCGAAGTATCACCTGAACAAGCCCGTGACATCGCCGTCATTGAGTCCCATGCGCCTCAGCGCGGCAAGAACCGTGCGACCCGCCAGCGGATGCTGAACGGATTCCGCGCCATGCCTGCCCGTCAGCCGTCGCCGTGCTTCCGAAACACTCGCGGCATGACCTATGCCGAGGCGTATCGGCTCGATAAAAAGGCGCGTCGCAAGGAAATCTTCCTCATGTGGACTGCCCGCGCCACCGCCCTCACCCGGTTCAACGCCAAACAGCGCAAAGCCGGACTCCCTGAGATGGATCACGTCCCTCTCGGCAATCCTGGCGGCTGGGCAGTCACTCCGGAGTAGTTCAACCAACCAAAAGTATGCACATGGAACAGAAGCAAGCGGAGTCCATCTTTATTCTGGCTGGGTTCCGCACCAACGGCGTCAAACCGTTGATTGATGGGTATGGCTCACAACCAGAGCACGAGGACTTCTGGCAAAAGCCGCCCCGTGGAGTATGGTGGTTCATTAAAACCGAGTGGGGATGGATTGAGATCGGGTGTAGGAAACGAGTCATATCTATTGACTGGACCGACACCGGACTTTCTGCGTCAGACTTGACTGATGACAACACTACGAAGTCCGAGTTCTGCATACATGCGTGGAGCACGCTTGATGCCGTCAAATATCTTGGCGAGCTTCGTGTTCGACTCATGATGAGAGACGCCCAACAGCCTGCAAAGTAACAAACCAAACAGGGGCGCGGCTGTAACGCGCATCAATCAATAGTACTTAATATAAACAGTATGAGCAATACATCACTATCTACACCCCTCGCCCAAGTGGACGAGATCATTCTCTCCAACGGACTGACTATTGAAACCGGCTCCAGCCTCCGCGCTGCATTCGAGCCTATGTTCATTCAAGCTGAAGAATGGCGACTCAAAGCCGAAGCCATCAAGGTGACCGACATTTCGCAGACTCGCGAGATGAAGCTTGCCCGCGAATGCCGCCTCGCTCTGCGCGAGATTCGCATCAATGTGGAGAGCAAGCGCAAGGGCTTGAAAGAGGATTCCCTTCGCAAAGGTAAGGCAATCGACGGCCTCGCCAACATCGCGAAGTATCTCATCGAACCTATTGAGGAATATCTCTTGGAGCAGGAGAAGTTTGCCGAGCGCCAGGCTGAGCGTGAGCGTGCCGAGAGACTGGACCGCCGCCATACAGAGTTGTCTCCGTACTACGATCAGACTGGCCCCGTGACTGGATTGGCCGACATGACCGACGATCAGTTCTCCATGCTTTTGGAGGGCGCAAAAACCTCCAAAGCCCGCAAGGAAGAAGAGGTGCGCAAAGCCGAAGAGGCTCGCATTGCAGCGGAGAAGGCCGAGGCTGAAGAGCGTGAGCGCATCAAGGTCGAGAATGAGCGCCTGCGCCGTGAAGCCAAAGAAGCTCGCGTGAAAGCCGAGGCTGAGCAGGCTTTGCGCGAAGCCGCCCGTCTCAAGGCGGAGGCCGAGGCGAAAGCCGCGCAGGAGAAGCTTGAGGCGGAGCGCAAGGCCGCTGAAGAGAAGGTGCGCAAGGAGCGTGAAGCTGCTGAAGCTGCGCTCAAAGCTGAGCGTGACAAGGCTGAAAAGCTTCGTCAAGAGGCGCTCGCGAAAGCTGCTGAAGAGCAGCGCATCGCCAACGCAAAGGCTGAAGCGGAGCGTAAGGCCTCAGAACTCAAGCTGGCCCAGGAGCGTGCCGCGCGGGAGAAGCTTGAGCGGGAGGCGGTCGAGCGCAAGAAAGCGGAAGACGCAAAGCGCCGCGCCGAGGAAGCTTCCGCTAAGAAGGCCGCACTCGCGCCAGAAGCCGACAAACTCCGCGCCTTCGCTGCTCAGGTTCGTACCCTCACGGTTCCTGTCGTCACATCCACCGAGGCCCGTTCCGTCGCCGCCGACATCGCTGAAAAGGTCGAGAGTTTTGCCAAGTGGATCGAGACCAAGGCGGCAACCTTGTAGTATTGCAATATGCAATTCAGGGGTGCGACTGATTAACGCACATTAAACCAATCATGTATTTATGAATCAACAACTTGCTAACAAAACATCCGATCTCCGCGCCCTTCTTTCAAAGGAGGTCATTCGCGAGCAGATAGCCAAAGCGCTGCCAAACCATCTGACGCCAGATCGGTTCCTACGCATCGCCATGACGGCGATCACCAAGACGCCAAAGCTGGCAGACTGCACCCAAGAAAGCTTGATGTCATGCCTTCTTAGCCTTTCCAGCTTTGGTTTGGAGCCAGATGGCCGCCGCGCTCACCTGATCCCATACGGGAATACCTGCACGCTCATCATCGACTACAAGGGCCTCGTGGAACTTGCCATGCGTTCCGGTGTTGTGGCTAACATTCACGCCGATGTGGTGCGTGAGAACGATGTCTTTGAGGAAGATCGAGGCGTCATCGTGAAACACTCCATTGATCGTCGCAAGCCTCGCGGAGACATCTATGCGGTGTATGCCATTTGCCGATTCAAAGATGGTACAGAGAAGTCGGAGGTGATGAGTCATGATGATGTCGAAAGCATCCGCAAACGCTCACGCTCTGGCGCAAGTGGTCCTTGGTCCACAGACTGGCCCGAAATGGCAAAAAAGACGGTGTTTCGTCGTCTTTCCAAGTGGCTCCCGCTTTCGGCTGACTTCCGCGACGCCCTGGATCGTGATGATGACAAACTGGCTGAGCGTGACGTGAGCCCAAAAGGCACGGTTGCGCCAC